ATTCAATATTTATCTCATTACTTAAATCATCAATAATAGTTAGTTTAATGCTAAGAGTTCTAGTAGCATCATCAAACTCTATATTGAACTCTGTTAGATCTTTGACTCCATCAACCGCTCGAATGGCATTTACAAATACGCCGCGAACAGTATCAATTGAATTTTTAGTACCTAGTATATCTTCATAATAAGGTACGCCTAAATCTCGATCTAAAAACCATTCACCTTTAAATAAGAGCAATGCCTGCTTGACTCTCTGGGCAACAGCTTGCTGGTCACTTGTCAATTGAAGATCAAAATCTATAATTGCTAAATCATGGCTATCAGATAGTAATAAGTCTTTTTTAAACATAATATTTTTAATTTGTTTGACCTGAATTCGTTGGTACTTTAGTAACGCTGCATGGACCATCTGGAGCAACAACGGTCGTAACATCTTGATATGTATGAGTATGTGTCTCAAGCACTTTCCCATTAGATATTAAGTTAGCACCGCTGTTCTCTATACCATTTTGACTGGTTAATTTACCTGTCAGCAAGCTAGTACCAGTTACCTCAAGCATACCATCTATCTTCATGTTACCTTTTTGAGTAAAATTAGGTGTTTCTGTATTAATAGTACCAGTCGCTTTAATACTAGCATTTTGGCATTCTACCGATGCAGACTCACTAACTTTTGCAGTTAAAGTTTTGCATTCAACATTTAAAATTTCAGTTGCCTTAATATTAGCCATTTTGCATTCAATTGCAATATTTTCTTCAGCTTTGACGCTAGCCGATTTGCATTCTACGGCTACTGTTTCCTCAGATTTTATAAGAGCAGTCTTGCAATTGATTATTACTCTTTCGGTTTTGACGTTTATTTCTTTAGCTGAGGTAATATCAATAATTCCTTTCGGCCTTAATACAACTTCTGAACCATCGAAGCTAATAAGCATATCAGTATTATTTTTAGCTGGGCTTTTATTGGTAAAAGGACAGAGGCCCATAATAGCTACGGCATCACTTAAATGATGGCTTCTCATACTCTTTGGCTTCAAGTTCTTACCGCCCAGTAGCCACGCAGTACTATCACGATCTAAAAACATAACTAAGCAAGTGTCACCTCTAACAATAGGCATAGTAATTGAAGCACCACCGCATCTAGGGAAGATTACTGGCACGCCAGATAATACTGGGTATTCTAAGCTTGTTCCATTGTGATATAACTCTTGCATATCAATCTTTATATCCGCTTTTTGTGTTTTAAAATCGTAGCTCTCGATGGAAGCTGGCATAGCCACCCTCATGGAGTCTGATATCTTCCGCATCAAATCATTAATAACTTCCGCTTGTCCTTTACTCATTCTTTCCCTTTTAATTCAATGAGATTACTTCCATGTCGCTATACCAATCATTACCTCTAGTATCACCCTTATGAGTTATTTTCTGTATCTCGTACTTTCCGTTCAAGTCTTGACTTTGGATAGCGATAATATCATGAACTTGTAAATGAGGTTGTAGTAATGCCTGCACCGAGTTTATCTTCCGCTCTTGTTTAGTAATACTGGATTTTTCCAGCCTCCTAGAGACTTGTTTTACAGATTCTGGGTGAAGGATTAAGCCATTTTTAGGAGTGAGTAACATAATTTCAGAGCTAAGCGATTTCTTAGTTCCCTTGATAGTAATAATCTTATTCTGTACCGACCACCCAAATCCAAATTGGATAGCTAAATTATTAAGTATTTGATCAAGAGACCCGAGGTCAGAATAGCCGTTCTCAATAGTCTTGCTCTCATCAACATCTATGAGTCTAAAACTATATTTATTATTACTTTTTGTTCGTATGGTATCTAATACATCTGCGAGTTTAAGTTTAGACTCGCTTGAAAAACTAATACTTATGGGGTTATCTCTAAATATTCTCAAGCCCTCAGCCATGTAGATCTCAGTAACCACCTCAGTCTTGTCTCTGTTATGCTTTATCTTAGAGATATCGCCCTGTCCTATTTCTATTAGACCCTTATTTTGAGCATAACCTGCAAAGATTCTAACTAAGGCTTCTTGCTCGGTAATTAGCTTGCGGGTTACAGGAGCAAGGTTATAAATCTCAAGCTTTGCCGTATTTTCCTTGGCATTCTTTGATTTTATAATCTCAAATTGTATCTTAGCGTTTTCAATGGTGATCAGCTTAGCACCCTCAATGATAACCCTACATACTCTATCGAAATATAACATGAACTATACCTCTATATCGCTTTGCAAAACCTGAAAAAGTTTTACATTGCCGTTGATCATATTATCACGAGTGATCGCGGTAATTCTATCGTCGTCAGTTAAAGGAAAAAGGAAGCAGCTTGGTTTTAGCTTATGGTAGCAATTTTCAAATAAATCAACTCCGATTACTAACTTTCTATTTTGTATTAGGACTAATTCACTTTCTGTCGTGATTGTAACCGACCAATGAGAACCCCTAATATTATACTGCGCATCCAAATTGTAATAAATATCTTCATCTCCTAGAATAACCTTGAGTCTAAAGCTATCAGAGTCAAACCACGGAATATAATTAAGTTCTTTTTCTGTACTCATAACTCACGTAAATTTTACTTGGCAATATTATCTAACATTTTATTCACTACATATGATTGATTAGTTAAGTCTCTTATAACCAAAAAAATATCTATTTTAGAACTAACCAATATTTTATTTATTAAAATTAAAATCAATAACAAGACTATTCTTTTAAAACATAATACTAATCATTTTTTTATAGTTTTTTATCCAAAATCCGGTATGGATAAAGTTGTATATTTGAGTTGTAAAAATTAACCCTAATATAAGGCAAACTATATCATATAACATAATAATCTCACATATAAGCACCAGGCAAATTACCTGGATTCTTTAATTCTTCCTTAGTAGGGGCTATAAATTTTATAGCAGATTTCCCCTTTTCAGCAATCCAATCTACAGCTTTAGCACTCGTACTCTTAGGTTTATCTACTATTCCCACATGATCTTTAGGACTTGCAATGGATTTAATAGCAGTACTCTTGAAATTATTATTACTAGTAGTCGTTACATTGGCGAATTGTAGTTGAGTTAACTCGACCACAAACTCAAAACGACCTCCCGTATCAGGGTCTTTGTTTGAATCTAAATCGGTAATAGTCATGTTTGTAAAAGAGTCTAAACTAGTTACAACCGTAATTAATGCCCTATCTTGCCAAAGCTGATCGAGCAACTGATAAGCTAGAACGCTAGGTTTTGCATCCTGATTAAAAGGAAGTGATGATTTTACGTTATTAATTAAACTAGATACTGAATTTTTTTGTAAAGGGGTTTCAATAAAACCGAAAACTCGGAGCGGCGAATCTGTAATAAATCCCTCAATCCTTAATTTACGAGGATTTTTATAGATATGATCATTAACCGACTCTTTGGTCTCTAGTGGATGCTCAGTAACTGTCGAGCTAAACTTTATATTTTCTTTGGTACATACATCGATTACTAGATCACCTATTTTAGTTTTAGTCTCTCCTTTAAATAAAGAGCTAGCTTGACCAAAGAAGGCTGATGCTTTGAATAGCGGGGCAATAATAGAAGCCATGATTACCTATAACTCCCAATTGTAGCTAAGAGTTGTTCTTGCTGTTTTTCTAGCTGACTCTTTACTATTTTTTCAATATTAAACACTTGATCTTGATTAGTCCCTGCAGGGACGTTAACAGTCGTATTAAAAACAACAGAATTTTTATTATTAATATTATTTTCTTTAGGTTGACTCTTGTTTCTAATATAATCCCTCCCTCTATCAAAAGGGTCATATTCAGGAAATGATAATGGTTTAAAACCAGGTTTCGGTTTAAACGGAGCACCCAATAAACTTTTCTCTAAAGTAATTACTTTTACATTGCCTTCACCAAACTTACCGTCACTATTCTGGTAGTTTAATAACCTTTCTTTCTCCTTTCTCTGAGCAAACTCGGTTTTTTGACTCATGCCCATAGCTTTGGCCATTTTTTTTAGTGAGTCAGTTATTCCTTTTATTTTAGTTTTAGCGGAATCCCAAGCCTCACTTTCTAAAAAACGATTTATCAAAGTATCCCCACCTTGTATAGTGAGATATATTTCTTCAATAAGCAAACCCAAAGCAGCTGTAACAAGATTTACTCTTAGAAAATTCTTAAAACCATTTGCAACCCTTAACATAGGACCAGCGAGACTTTTAAACCACCCCACCATCCCTATAGCTCTGATTGTTTTGAAACTTGAAATAAATCCGCCTATTACGGTTGCTCCCATTAACGTTTTAAATGCTCTGGCTACCATAAATATTGATCCTGCCAATCTCATAAACCACGCAGATGCACCTAAAACAATCACAGATTTAATAAGGGTTTTCCAACCAACAGTCTTTTCAATAAGATAATCAAATGCAGATAAAACAGGAGAGAGTATTATCTTTAGCATTTTAAAAGCTTCTGTTATGGCCTCTGCTGTTTCTGTTAATTTTTTTAATATACGAACTTTATTTTCAGTTAGCCATTTATTAAAAATATCTAATATTTCCTTAATAGCTGGTAGCATATCCACTACAAAACTATTTCTTAAATTAGCAACTAGCGACCCAGTTGTATTTAAACTCCTATCGAAAGAGTCAACAGTAGCTATTTGACTCTTATCAAAACTACTTGAACTCTTACCTTCTTTAAAATTAGCCACATCCTTTAATGTTGATCGCAGACTTAAACCAAATCCAGCGGTAATTGAAGCTCCTAAAATAGCAAACTTCCGTGCTACCGAGGACATAGACACCATAGAAGTTTTAAAACCAGTTTCTTCTGATTTTTGTAAGTTTTGTTTTTCTCGAAACGCTTCTCTAGTTAGTCTTTGACGTTCTTTTAATTCGGCTTTTTCTATTTTAGTGGTTTCCTTGATAGCTTGATTCTCTATCCTGTTTAAGGCTAAAACATCTGCTCTTTCGCTTTTTGATAACGAGGCTAATTCGTCATTATAATTTTTGAGAATTGAAACACGATTATTTGCCTCGGGAGAAATAGCATTTGCTAATTTACTTCCCCCTGCGGAAGAAATACCCTGCAAACTACTATTTCTGATAGCCTGCATTTTGTTTTTAGTAGCATCAATAGATGCATTAAATTTATCCAATTTAGTGCTATCAATATCAAAGCCTAGTTTTACTAATAATTCTCTTGCTATCATTTATTTACTCTTTTGATAAGACTCTTGTTCTAGGTCATTTTTCATATCCAATAGATCGTTAATCTTCATAACATCACTTAAAGATAGAACGGAGCAAATTTCGGTATAAGTAACAACTTTTTCCAGTACCGGTCTCCATAAAAATAATTCTTCGCTTAAAGACGAATCTAACCTTTCTGCGATACTGTTGCCATCATTTCCGCGAGGGGATTGAGACCTTCGCCAGTATCGCTTACCGCTAAAAAATCTTTGAAGTTTACCTCAAACACAAATGTCAAAGCCCCCATCATTTCCTTGTAATTGCCCGTATAGATACTATTAAAACTTCCAGCATTAATGACTTGGTCGTCTCTTAAGGTATTGCTAAGTAGTTCAAGTATAAGCTCTCCGTTTTTATCTACTTCGCATAATTTTGCGATAGGTTCTTTACTGATAAAAATATCAAGTAATTTTCTAGCCAGCATATACCCTTGCATGGCTGGGAATAAGGTACTAATATACTTATGACCCATAATCTCTTTGGTTTCTGTTTTTGTCATCATTTAAGACCTCCGATAAATTTGGCTACATTAGTGGCTTTAATAACCCATTCACGGTTTTTGTTTTCATTAGCAAACTCAACGCTTGGCACTTGCTCAACAAAAGCTGCCGTACTAGTAAACAAAGAAGTACCGTTATTATCTTTTATCATCAACGGAAAAACACCTGCATTACTGATTCTATCTAGCTCAACATAACTACTTAGTAAATCATTTGAGGGAGACGTTTGAGTAAGTCTGATAGTTACTTTCGCAAGAGCCTTGTTTGTTTTAAATCTTGTCGGAGAGCCACTTATATCAGTAGCAACAACATATTGTGGATCTTCCATTTCAATAGTAATCATAGAGTCCTCTGCAAAGCCATTTATTGGCGATGTTCCAACAATCACACCCACTTGAGTAGGATCGTATACTTTTATAGCCATAATAATTTACCTATATATTTATTATTTTATACTGAGACCGTCCCTTTAATACCAACTATATGTATAGCTCCGCTAAGGCGCGCCTCGAAACTAATATTTATTTTTCTAGCCAATCTATCCGCTGGAGTAACAGCTAAAACATCAGGTACGGTTACTTTGATACTTTGCTGATCAATAATGTTCCTCTCGGAAGCCTCGTTTAAAGATGCTCTTACCATATTCTCTAAGATACCGATACCTTGATTGGTCATGGGAATTTTATCGGTATTTAAAAAAGCATTGGCAATTTTAGCCTGCATATTAGCTGTTAACCAGTCGCTTCCTTGTACGATATCAATAAACTCGCCTACTGCCGTTTTTCCATCAAACATGGAATCTACGCCGCCAAATGAAACATAGAAATTACAGTTATTGGTTTGCAAGCCTGTAACGTTGCTACTTGTTAGTTTGTCTGCTACAACGCCGCTTAAATTTTTATATGCCCAAGTAGCAGATCCTGCGTCTTTAGAGAACATTTTGCCAGTCCATGCGGCTTCTGGGTAAGTATTAGCTGCTAATCCATTATACGTAACATGAGTACGCAAGGCATTTAAGGCCTTTATTTTATAAGCCAGACTATTAGCATCTCCTCCATCTAGCATTATTGCATTTTCATTAGAAACCCCAAAAATCTTATTATCAGCTTCTACCAATGCTACTATTGCTAATTGATCGGCTTCTACTTTACTTGTTATGACAACACCGTAAAAATCATTATTTGCTAAAGTAATTTTTGGATAAGCCGCTGCAAAAGTATCGGTCTGTTGCGTGCCTATTACTCTTCCGATCAGTAGTTTTGTAGGTTTTACATCTTGGCCAAAATATGAAGATGCTGCCTTATATTCAGGGTTAGCCGTATTGGTATAATCAACTGCAACTTCTGCTAAACTGCCGTAAGACTTTACTAACGGTAATGTACTTTCTGCTACCGCTTTCTTGGTATCGCCAATAATTAATAAGGTATTTAACGAGGAAGAGTTAACTCCTAACTTTCCTCTTGTAATATTAATATTAATGTAATTATCTATCAGGGGCATATTAATTCTCTATTTGTTTATAATATATTCTTTATTCAACCGTACGTCTGTAAGATGCAAATGCTCAATAAGGCCTACGTTATCTTCTATTGTAACGTTAAAACTTAATTCTAAAGCCAATATAGCTCTGCTTTCTATTTGTTCATCAACTACAGTCGGTATTGCAGATACAGTTTTTAAAACACGATGTAAGGCAATCTCTCCATTAAATATAGAGTTTTGTAACTCTGTATTAAAAGCATTACGTAAGCTATGTAATAAAATTTCCGCTTCAAGTAGCTTATCACTCACTGCTTTAAAATTTACTGTACATACTGTAGGAGTAACAATAGTTTGCATTCCATTTGCATCTAATTCTCGAATGATTGGTTGGCTAACTAAACGAAAATTACCTAAATAAAAAGATATATAAGGCTTTATATCTCTTGGCTTACGTTGATTTTCTATAACCACATCTTCAATTGATAAATTACATGCAATAGAAGTGAAATTTTGTATTTTACTATAAAGTTCTCTAATTTCCATTACGCCATTGTAATTATTTTTATTACTACTATTTCATAATGCGCAGTTGCATAAGTTGATAAGTTATGCCTTGAAGTCACTCTTATTACTTGATATTCTTTATTATCTATAATCACTATATCAGGGTTAGAGACTCCAGCAGTAACTGTTCTTAGCTCTGTGCTGGTATATAAAACATACATTTCTTTTGTTCTATCGCCTTCTGGCAGGGTCTGTAATACCTCATTATCTACTCCCTGTACGCTTGCTTTTATTGTAAAACTGCTCTCAGCTCCATCCATCCATAGAGTTAATCCATCAACGTTTTGATATGACCCCTGTTCTAATCTTTTGACAGTTAGATTTCTTCTAAAAATATCAAATATCATTTATCTACTATTTTAAAATTGATAGCATCACGCATATTTGCAGTATCTATTAAGGTTGTTGTTTTATCCATCTTACCTTTAGTTTTGCGATAAATAGTACTTGGACTATTTTCAGGGGAAATATCGCTTGTTATTTTTTCTTTAATATCCGCTACAACCTGCTCACCAAGTAATCCTATTAATTGTTCAACGTTAGCTGATGGGTCATCGATTATTTTGTCAACAATCTCATCTTTCATTGCTTCCCATTTTTTAGACTGCTCATCACATGTACTACCGATAAAAGAACGAGCAGGTATATGTTTTGTCCCAAACTCGTTAAAGTGAGCATAATCTGCAATTAAAGTACCAGTTTTTTCGTTAACTCCTGCATCACTTAAAATACCAACTTGTAAAGTTTTGCTTTGCAACATTTGTAATTTCTTTAAGACGTCTTTAAACCCTTTATCTATATCTTTCATCTACACATTCTTGTCATAGGAGCTATAAAAATCTCTTTAACTAACTGTTTATATGTTCTTCCATAACTTGAAAAATCATACTCAGATTCTGCATCGCTTGTAGAATACGTAATTGCCAAGTTTCCTTCTTTTACAGAAGTGACTTGACCGCTAGCCCCTCTTCTCTTTAGAGACTGATCTACTCTATGCGCTGCAAGATATGCAATCAATTCATCTCTTAATGGCTGATTAATATGTTGTCCTACATACTCAGAAGATAAAGCTAAGTGCCCATTTAAAAAATCAATGGGCTCATTAGCAAATTCGTCAGCTATTAGTTTAAATCTGTCAATTAATTCCATTTAATATGTTATTGCTATATTAAATCAGTAACTTCTTCAGCTTTAACTTTTTTACCCTTAACTTCTTCAACCTTAGTTTCAGTCTCAATTGGCAATCTAACTATTTTTGATATATTCTCTACTAAACCACGTCCTATGAGTTTTCTAAATGTAGTTATATCATCCCTTTCTTCCGAAGTTACAGCGCATTCATACAAATTAAAACCAACGTTATTGAATAAATGCTCTAAAAGGAGAGCGTCTTTATAAATCAAATCTTTTATTTCTTCCATTTTATCCTCCTAATATTCTATTAAACCATACGTCTAATACAAATTGATAAAGGCTGCCTAATAACTAGCCCACCATGCCTAGAAACACATAAAGATTCAAACTCTAAACCTTTTTTCTCAGGAGGTAACACCGTAAATAATTCTGATACAATATGTTCTATATAATCAGAATCGTTGTTTAATAGAACAAAACCGTCTTTAGTACCTGTAAATACTTGTCTTAATTCAGGGCAAGATTTTAGTGTAATAGTATTATCTCCCTCGAATTGTTCCTTTATAGTTAGTCCGTTATAAGTATTAAAAATCTTTTTACTTAAGATATTATATACACCAGGAGAGCATAACATTATGTTAGGCATTAAGTTCCCTCTAGTACTGTCTAAGATTGTATTATAAGCTTTTAGCAAATCATCATAAATCATTTGAGCCGTAGTTGCGCTTGAAGACCAATCATTCGTTACGGCAGCTTCTGCATTAGCACCTTTAACAAAAGGATTATTAAGTAATCCACCAAGTCCAACTTCTTTGTTGCCAAAAAAGCAAGTTCTATTCATCGCCTCATAATTTGAACGCCATGCTTGTCTTTGCAAGGCCGTAACAACATCAAACTGAGTTGCTTGTGAAGCAGCTAAATCGGCTCTACTAAAAGCTAAAGCACAATAAACATCATCTATTTTTGATGAGTATTGTTGACCATTAACACTTACATAAGGCATATCATTATTCTTGCCTGTTTTAGTTGAGGCATATTTTGATTTACCAAAACCTTCATACATATTGTATGTATAAATTTTTAAATGTTCGGCAACTTGTTTTACTTTAAAAATATCAAAAGCTGTCAATGGTGTTTTGATAGTTTCAAATATTTTTGGGTCGAACATTGTGAGCATATTTGCAAAAAACACACTTGCATTAGCATCAACCCTAGACGACACTTCTCTACCATAATTTGGAGAAGTAAATTTTATTATTGTCATTATAAATACCTGCTTATACTAATTCATTAATTTGAACAACCGCTAGTTGCCCAGCAACTGGCATAGTTACCATAACTCCTATATTAACAGCTGTCGCTAGTACTTCAGGAGAAATCGGTAGAGCCGAAAAAGTCATTGCAGATGTTGTAGCATTCCATACTAAGGTTGCTCCTATTGCTGCATTAGTCATTACTGTTCCTGTCGGAATCATAATCGACACCCTCCCTAATCTCATAACTGAGACACCAGCTCCTATAGGATAGGACTCAAGTGCTGTTGTAATTGTAGTCATTGCATCAACAGTCCCTGCTGCCACTTGAGTAGCGGTGGCAAGAGTAGCGCCTACTGGTTGATTCATATCTCTAACTGCTATACCGATGAATCTTCCCGTTGTCGTAAGTTTTTTTACAAGAGGAGCGGATGTACTCTGACTTGCAACAACAGAAGTACCGTTTTGTACAAAAGCACCAAAAGGTATACTTTCTTCAGCCATATATCCGTCTACTTGAGCAAGACTAACATCGTATACTTGACCCAATACTAATGGTCCTGAATCTAAAGAGTTTGAGTAATCTATTTGCATATTATTTACCTATATTTACGTTGTTATATCTATCATCAAGTTGTTTAAATAAGTCACTTGAAGGTGTTCTTACTCTTGATGTATCACATTTTTGAGCAAGTACTCCAAATACCGCTTTAGTATCTATTTTATCGGCTTTGTAACTTGCACCGATTAAAGTCTCAAACATACCTTTTACATATTCGTCACTTTTGTCATTAAAGTTAATAGATTCAGTACGGTCGGAGTTAATTGCGGCAATCATTACATCCCTAGCATCATGATGAATATAGGCCTCTATATCAATATAAGGAGCTGATCTTGCCAGCATCTCTACTCTATCCATAGTTTCCCTTGCTCTAACTTCAGGATCATTCTTTTTCTTTTCGTTTGCTAGGTCTTCATTAGCTTTAATTAATGACTTTTCTAATGCGTCAACTTTTAACTCGCTCTGAGTTAACCTATCTTTTAATAACTCCTTTTCTATAATAGAAGCATCAAATCTTACTTTTAATACTTCTACAGAATCGTTATTTTCTACTTTATCTGCTGTCTCGTTATTAGACATTTTGACCTCTTTATTGTTAATTACATTGTTTATTACATGATCGAAATGACATTCTGCAATATTAGAATCTATGTCTTTGCCATCCATTCTAAATCTTGCTGCTATTCCTGCTCTTCCTTCTTCAACTAAGGCTAAGTGATTATATACAATCTCTGTTTGCTTATAGTCATATCTCTCGCCGTTATAGACCCCATCTTCTCTAATTAATACGGTTGAATATCCCAAAGATAACGCTGCTTTTTTACCTGACGTAATTTTATGAACAGCATCTTTTTTAGTTACAGTGAGTGATACAATAATATTTGCACCGTCTATCTTCCAATTCTCTCCCGTGTAGCCTGCTTGTAATTTATCGGCATTACTAGAATCAACAAAGTCAGACGGATGATCGTCAGTCACAGGTATCATTTTAAGAGTGTCTAAACTATTGGGTTTAAATACTTCATCAGGATGACGTAATTCTCTTCTTATAGATCCGTCAACATTTCTATATTCAAATACCCCAGAACGACTTGCTACTACTTCGCCTCTTAAATACCCTTCTTTAGTCTTAGCGACTTTCGGTAGTTTAAAAGTATCAAATCTTTTTATGATAATTGGAGTGGCGATAGAAGTTTCAAGCATTTTGCATTTAGAACAAATTGATTAGTGTCTTCGTCCTAAACTAAAAACCTTTAGATTTTTATGATTGGAATAGATGTGCATCTACATAGCACATCTTGAGACGGATGAGATATTGTACCGCCTATTGACGAGCGTTGCAACCATTTTCTTGAGTTATCCACATCTTTATCCACTGATTTATCAACAGACTTGTACACATTAACATCTTCCCAAGAACAAATCTTGCCTTCTAGTACTTTGTGAGAAGGTCTGCATCTATCATCCCTACTTGTTAGCCATTTATATTCATCAATATCTAGCTCTAAATTTCTTACTCTTGTTAGGTTGCCACTTAGTTTATTGATCTGATCCCTTGCGATAATAACGGCTCTTCTTTTAGATATACCAAAAGACTCAACTAATCTTTTACTAAGTTCTGTATGGGTCACGCCAGCTCTAACAGCTGTGTATACAATCTCTTCAACTTGAGTGAGCATTTTCTCTGGGATTGTTTTTATTAATCTTACATTCTCGGATACCCACATCTTCATCTCACTCTGAACTTTAGCATTCCTTAGAGTAGGGATTGATTTCTTGACGCCGTTTAATGACTTTTCAACGGCCTTATAATTAAATTTCTCTGTAATAACAGCGGCACGAGTGATTTTTTTAAAGAAAAGATGTAATTCAGAAACTATTTTAGCTTCGATAAGTTTAATTATATTCTCAAAATCATAATTAAAATCATTGTCAGTTCTTGTGAGTTTCTTATAATCTTCCGTAAAAACACCATCAATAACTAACGTTTTCTTTATAAGAAAACTAACTTTTCTAACTAGATCTAGTAAATACTCCTCATACCTAAGCTTTGCAGTTGTAGGAAGAGTAACTAGCAAGCCTAATTTATACATTTCTACTTATCAATATCTTATTTAAGCTAAGCTTTTCTTTAGATACGTAAGCAATTCTTCGATCATCATTATATCTTTAACTACCAAAACCTTACGTTCAGGACTAGCCATCGCCTCTTCGTCCGAAAAATATAAAACGCTATCATTATTCAATGCTTGCGTATATTTTGGCAGAAGTTGTAAAATTTTTGCTATATCATTCACGCTATTTACATCCTTCATATTATCCTCTCTTTAATTTAAATTATTTTGAATTTACTGGTATAATTTTTGCCAAACACTCTTTTATTTTAGCAATATCGTCTTCCGTCTCTTTTATGGATTTATTTGCAGCGGAAAGTAAACTTACAAGTCTTGGGTCACTAGTATCGATACCGCCTCTAAAAATATTTCCCGCCCAATTCTGTACGTTTTGGCTATCTGTCATAAACCAAGAGAGATACTCAAGAGCCTCATAATCCATTGGCAACATAGTATTTATAGTATTAATCTCGACTGGTGTTATTTTTTCTAATTTTTCTGATCCCGGAGTACCAGTATCATCTTTTATTTTTGACATATTTTTTTTCCTTAAATTAAATTAAATTGATTAAATTTATTATATTTCTTCTACCGTAAACCATGTTGCTGAATTTGAATCACTAGTGCCGTATAGATATGTAAGGGATAAAACATTATTAATACGCAACTCAACCCTTGTACTAACAGTAGTAGTAATATAAGCCACCACTGCCCCTCCTGATGTATAATTAAAACCTCCTCCCCACCAAGTATTAACTGTTCCTAAAGGAGTGTTAGTAGTATTATTATGCCATTTCAAACCTAAATAAGCACTTGTCGAAGCAAAACTTGCAGTACATGCTATAGCAGTAAGTTTGTATGTTTTTCCAGCTGCTAAAGTGATACGTCCTATAGATGCAGTATTAGCTGCGTTACTATAAGTACTAAATGTATCAAGAGTTATAGCAGTGCCTCTAGTAAAAGCAGCATTATCAAATTTTATGTGATCCCCAGTTGCTATATTTGTACTTTGATTATTATATAGATATCCGTGCATAACAGAAGGTAATATTGGTGTTACAATAGCACTATCCACATAAGCCTTAGTCGCGGCATCTTGCGCAAGAATAGGATTACCTACATTTTGAATATTATTGTTTTTAAGACTAACCCCAGCGTCAAAAGAAGTTAAACAGTAAAACTGAAACTCATTTAAAGTACTTTGATAAGTAAAAATATTGGTGTAAGCACTATTAAACTTGTAACCTAAAGAAAATGCGTTGGTATATCCGGCTTGATTGCTGTCAAACGCATTTTCCAAAATAAACTGTCTAACATCACCATTAGTTGTTGTTTTTTTAAAATTTAAATAAATTCTTCCATACGGTGTGCCTAGAAGACTGTTTCGAAAATCATAATTTGCAACAGTGTTAGTGGTTGTTTCAAAAGCTAAGAGATTGTTGATTGATTGTATACTATTTAGCGATGTTGAAATAGAACTACCAAGACTACCAGAACCGGTAATTGCTCCAGTGAGTGTAATTGTTCCACTTGAGCTACCGTTAGATATTGAAGTAATACGACCATAGCTATCTACAGTAGCATTAACATTAGTATATGAACCAGATACTACTCCTGAATTTGTTAAAGAAAGTGTTGGATTCCCTGCAACACCATCAGCATTTGCAATACCAAGACCAGTACCAACCGCTATAGTTCTGTTAAGATAGCTATTAGCCGCAATGCGTGTTAGAAACCCATTAGTTGTTAAACTTGATAAACCCAATGCCTGTAATTGACCTAAGTTAATTGCATCGGTAGCTATCGTTCCATTACTTAAGCTCGTAATTTTCTTAGAGTTTAAATTTAAATCCACTGTAGGTAGAGCAAAACTATTTAATGTATAAGCTTTTACAGTTGTTGCTAAATCAGTAATACTTGATGATAACCAAGTATGCGCATCAACGTAAACTTTAGTAGAATAGTTATATGGAGTAATAATATTAGTTACGGCAATATTAAAATCCGTTATATCGGTTGATAACCAATTATGATTATCAACATAAGCCTGACTAGCTAAAGCAGAACCTAAAATTGAGGTATTTTTTAGAAAATTTAAAGTATTAGTTTGTTCATCATATTTGAAAATATCAGATGTCGTTCCGAACTTTGAATATGCCTGTAGCGAGAAATTACCATATATTGAAGTTAGTGAAGACTCTTGTTGGAATCTAAAACCTTTAAAACTTGAATTTACAAAATCTAAATTAATAAGAGCCTTAGTAGTAGCTGTAGGAGCAAACATATTAACTAAAGACAAACCGCCGTCATTATCTGACGGAGTTGAGGAATTATTAAATCTAAATATCTGATTATTTCCGAATATATCTACAGTAGGATCAAATGACTTTAGAAATAATGGCATTATAACACCTCATCATTTAAGGCTTGTAGGAGAGCATATACATCTTCGTCAATTTCCAATGACTCGCTGGTCATAAGTTCTAAGAATTCGGCAGGACTATTTGCTGTTTTCTCTTTTATTGTGATTAATGGACTAAACTTTTTCATTATCAGACTGTTTTCTCCAATATAAAAAATGAAGATAAAGGAGGGTCTACTGGTAAAACCGTAACTTTCGGGATACCAACATATTGTCCAGGCAAAAGCACATTATCAGGTAACCCTATTTGATAATCTTCTCCGCTATATTCGCTACTTGCAACTGGTGTTACTTTAACTTGGTTTGCCGTACCAGTTACCTCAGTTGATAACGATTGAAAAACGGCAGGCTCAGTAAGAGTCTTTTCCTTTATAGTTAACAGGGGTTTATATTTTAGTGCCACGATCTATATATAGTATTTATTAGTATTAAAATTCCACTAATAATACCATACCTAGCGGTGGATTCAAAGGAATATCTGCTTTTTTTATTACTGGTAAAATGAAATTCTTATTAAATTTTACAGGTTTTTCAAAATTAAAATTAGTAAGATCATATTCAAAAATAGTATTGAGACTATCAAAACCAGCTTTAGGTTGGCTACTGCTAAAACTTTTAGAAGCTAAATAAAGACCAAAATTTTCAGGGGTTTTATCTTCTAAATTACCGGGTAGATTATAAAATTCCGATCTAAGAATAAACCCATTATATCTATTATTTACATTTTGACTTCTTGGTGCATCATATCCAAATAACCCAATATGTAACGGAGCGAGACCTTCACCTTGGTAATCAACACCATCACCCCCAGAATTCCATGAGAAAATACGAAGTCCTGGTTCGCTTTTTTCACCGAATGTTGTATCTCTTGATTTTCCCCATGAATCAAACCATAATGTACCCTTTCCTCTATCGTAAACATCAAACCCTAAAGTATGTTGCAGGGTATCACAAAATTTAAAATTAAATTGTCCATTTTCACCAATCCAAGGACTGCTTAAATAAGCATAATCATTTAAATCAACTGACTTATAAGTATTGTTTGTATTAAGAAAACCGCCTTTTGTTAACAAACCATATGTATAATTAATTTTTTGTTCATTCGTAAGCTCTGGTACAGCTTGTAAATTCCTTCCTTCCTTTGAACCGAAAGGTTTAAATATATAATCAAAAAGTGCGGCAGCCGCTATTGCCGTTCCAGCTAAAGCCACACCAGGTAAAGCTACAACTGAAGCAGCACCTGCTGCACCCACAACTAAAGCTACCCCAAGAGTTCCAGCAGCAACATCAAGTGCCGTGCTAGAGGTGCCATGCGTTTCTTCACGAGTTTTTTTTGCGACAATATTTGCTTCTTGTATCGTTGCTAAAGGCGCAGTTCCTTGTTGTTCATTTTTAATAATTTTCGAACCCAATATATTCGCAACGGTTTCAGCGAGAGTCGCATATGTTTCATCGGAAGGAGATATATAATCTTCCCCATCAATAGCAGCAACAATATTCCCCTCATTATCACCCTTAATAAGCTTTTGTGTTATACTCCCAACATTTAAATATTTACTTTTTAAAGCCAATACATCAAAAATAGGTGTTGCTACTGTTACATCTGTAAACGCACTGAATTCATTAGGTTGTTTTTTTCTTACCCTTTGAGTTGACGGAGATATAAGTTTACGACCTGAAACATTGGGAAATAAAGGATCTATAACACAAACAAATCCTATAGGATTTACAACCGCATCGACATAATCCTCTCCTGAAATAGCCTTTACTAATTGCCCATCACCTTTGACCCCTTGTCCGACATTTTGCTTTAGTAAACCCGCATCTATCTCATCTAATGCTTGCGCCTTATCAAAAGTATATGTCGTTCCGTAATCGTACAATTGAGCAACTTCTTCGGGGATTGCATTAGCAAGTGGATTTTCCCATAAAAAACTTATGTTTTTACTTTTAACTATTAATCCGCCTTGATCGATTCTTTTTAGTGCCTGAGCTACCTTAATTTGAGTCATAGCTAAGGAGCTAGATATTATCGTTTCTGTCTGCGTATAATCTAATTTGCCAGGATTACCAGCATATATTTGAGGCAACCACGCCCCACTCATTATATAAGCTAACGGCGAAGTAGGGCTAAATGTAGGGTTTGGTAAAGCAATAGATTCTAAGCTAAAAGGTAAAGGAAATTGAGCCGCTCCTAATAAAGGCAAATTATTTACACCGATAGTCTTTTGTGCAACTGATCTGTTGGTATAATCTCCAATCCATATATGGTTATATTCTAATATCCCTACTTTATCAATCTTGCGACGCAAATTGATAATATCAAATTGTACATCTATTAATGTGGGGGACGGCTTAGCAACTCCGTCTTTATTGCCAAGTAATACATAATTAGTATCGCAGGCAATATTGAAATTGATCTTATTATCCGAGAAATCAAATAACTTAAACCATTTGTCATTAGTAATCCCTCCTAAAAGGGCGTACATAGACTCGTTGTTTTTGGTAAAAGAAAGCATGCCCTCGCTACGTCGCTCCGTAGTTATGGAGTCCCTATTTGGAATTGTGTCAACGCTATGTATTCCTCCCCTGCCAAATATATCCAAATTGGTAGGGTAAGTGTCTGTAACACTCATCGGAACTATAAAATTACTTACCTTTACGCCTTTCATGCTAATAAATGACCTGTAAAATTAGTTATATTAGCAATATCATTATTAAAATATATCGCCGCTGAATCTTGCATATATTGAATAAATTCAGAGCTAGGATTATCCAATGAACTATCAGGCTCTTGACTTAGATCAATCGGGTATTGCATCCTACAATAATAAGAATTTGCAACTGTATAATCAGCAATAAGCTGTTGCTCTACTGATACTCCTTCTGGTGGAATACTCATAGAGACATCCATTACCATTTTTATTGTCTTAAGATTATCAAGAGCTCCTCTTAATAATGTTTTTTTATTGGCAACAGATTCATTAGGAATATAACCAATACTACCTAAACCTGTACCTATTGAAAGAACACAAAAACGATTTGCCGTTGATCTAATGGCTCTTTGTACTGACAAAGCCATTGAAGAAGCATTATTTAAAAAAATTCCTCCGTCAACATAAGTACATCCATTAAATGTAGCTGGTGGAAAATAAACAGGAGCTGCACTAGTTGCTAGTGCAATATTAGCCGATAATTCACTTTGACCAGATAAATACGGAACAAGCAAAGCAGATATATTAGAAAAATAAACAGGAACATTGGTAACTCCATTACTATTAGAACGTTGAAAAGCTGGAATTAGTACATTTGTTTGATAACTGCTAATGGTATCTAGACCGAAAGTATCATTAATCAAATTAGCCAGTGGTGTTTGCGAATATAAAGAACTGTAAGTTCCACTTAAATATCCAGCCCAAGTACCAATACCTGCTTGTCCTCCACTCGGTATTGGATAAGTGCAATTAAAAATACTGGATGCATTATTGATTAACATATCTTTAACATAAGATGGGGTTAAACCTTTAGCGTACGCTAAAGCTTGAATACCACCTATGGAAGTGCCGCAGATAATGTCAAAATATTTATATATCTGATTTGCGGGTATGCCTGCTTGATTGCAAAAGAGATCAAGTAGAGTTGAGGTTATTATCCCCCTAACTCCTCCGCCATCAAACGATAACACTCTAATTGTATTACTATCCATTTTTTACCTTCATTATAATATCTTCGTGTATTTCATTTAAAGTACGGTAACAGTTATATTCAATAACCAACCCATGTTCATTAGTTATATTGAGCTTCAATACATCATTTAAAATTAAGGCAATATCGCTTACAGTATCATAGAAAATATAGTTTTCGCCTAGTATAGAAGGATAACAAAACCATTTATAATTAGAGCCTAAAGGGATATTCTGAAAAAAATACTCGCCGTAAATATCTACAACTAATTCTTTTGCTCTGAGTACAATTAATGGATTGGGTAAACCAGTGTCAGTAATATCATCATCATATTCTCCGTAATAAATTTTGTATTTGTAATTTAAAGTGAAATACTTGTTAAAACTGACCCCTGTTGTGTCATAGGCAAATATCTCGAAAGTAATAACGTCTATCGTATTTTTTGTTTCTCCTGCTAGAGTAACATTAACTGGCGAGACATTAGGCAGATTCTCTAATAAAACTTGTCCTTCTTTTAAGATACTAATTGAATCAGGTCGTAATAATTCTGGGTCGCTAATCATAAAATTAGCCTGATAATCTCCTGCAATTATTGAATAGCCTATTTCTACATTATCTAATAATCCGCTAATCAAAAAATCAACGAATTTAGGAAAATTATAGCCATATAGTAACTTTGTAAATAGTACTTTTAAATCGGTATCTTTAAACTTTGTACCCTTAGGAAGAAGACCAACATCAGCTGGCATTGGCAACTCGTTTGTGTAAAAAAAACTACCACCTCCTCCGCCTCCTCCACGAGAAAAACGCTTAATGGATACCTCGCCTGCATCTATAGTTTTGTCATCGGTTTCAATAATAAGGCGATCTTCGTCATTTATCTTTGCATCTATTATTCCATTGCCCCTATCACCTTTTTTGCCTTTGATTGACTTTCCATCCTTACCATCAACTCCGTCTTTCGGAACTGGGATAGATGACTTGATATCTTTTAATCCCAGCTCTAGTTCTTTTTGTAGCAAAGCTTGAGACTGTTTTGTATCCTGACTAATGACCTTTAAAACTTCTTGGGTTATTTTTTCTTCGTTTGCGTCCTTACCATCGTTGCCTTTCTCGCCACGCAGTGGTTGTAACGTGGCGCTGATCTCTTCTATTTTAGCCAGTAGTACTTTAAGTAACTCTTGTTTGATCAACTCTTGTGATTTTTCGTGCAATACATTAAGCCGAGGCCAAATTGCATCAATAATTACTTGATCATCAACACTTGTACCATCATGACCGTCAACCCCATCTTTCGGAACTGGGATGGATGCTATAATTAAGGCATCTTTTATAGCTTTTTCGTCTGCATCTTTTCCATCCCTGCCATTCTCTCCGTCTTTTGGGATAGGGATTGAGTTCATAACCTCATTAATATTAGCAAACAACTCGGTATTAACTTTGTCACTCTCTTGCCTTATATAATAACGTAAAGCCTTTGTTATGGCTTCTTCATCCGCATCTTTACCGTCCTTTGGAATTATAGGCTCTGGTATAGATTGCTTGATATCTAAAAGCCCAGCCTCTAATTTTATTGCTATGGTTTTTTCTAATTCTTTAATGATCTTCTGCTCATCGGCATCTTTTCCATCAATACCTGCTTTAGAAACTGGCATTGATGTCTTTAGTTCTTTTGATAGATGATCCTGTAAATTTTGCAGAATTTCCGTGAATTTAGCTTCAAGAATCTTATTAAAGATTCTCTTTAGCTCTTCAAGAATAAGATTTGAGTCAAAAGTGTCGGTATTATTGTTTTGAGGAAAAGAGAATTTTTGCTTAAACCCATCATTGTAAATAAAAGTTATGTCCTCATCATTTACTTGCAGCGAAGAGATGTATTGCTGTTCTTGTAACTTATCTGCAAGTTTTGATATTGTGGCAATAAGAGTGATGTAATTATCTTGTGTTTGCATTTTAAAGAGACTGTTTTTATAAACTATTAAATACGCTATCTAGCACCTTTTTTGCTTTCCGCTCTGTATTAGACTCTTCCTTTATCTTCATCTCTTCCTTTTTAAGATCATTTATAATTCCTAGCTCTTCTTGGTCGGTAAAATCATCATCACGCTCTAATTGTTTCAATTGTATATTCTCCTGAAATTCACCTTTGCCAAAGCGTTCTTGCCAAGTGTTACCAGCGTCTATTGCTCCTCTGTCAATATAGCCCCAGTCTATCTCGGCATATAATTTCTTTAATTTGGCATCTTCAAGCGGTGTTTGCTCAACTAAAGAAGCAAAAGACCACTCAATATCTTTATCACTGTCCCATTCTTGTTGATGAGTTATGAAATTTAGAATCCAATTTATTATTGGCTCTATTTCATCGCTACGGTAAGCAGAAACTAAATCATAATAGTTTTTTAAATCGCTATCTCCAGTTGAATTTAACCCTCCTGGCGATCTACCAAATAATCTAGTAGCTGGGTATCCCGTAGCAGCGCAAACAGATTCTGAGAACCTATCCCATAAATCAGCCAGACCTGCAACTGAGCTAGATTTTTTCTCGTAATCTTCTTTTTCTGCGTCTAAAAAGATTAAATTTGAATTTGATCTCGATACATCTATAGCATCCATACGTGCGGCAACTGCTTCCTTACCACCTTCTTTTATTATTTGATGCGCCAAACCATTCATTTTAATAATAACTTGTATAAAATCATTGATTATTTCTGATGAATTCTCAGCAACTATACCGTAGTATCTTAAAGAGTCATAACACGCTTGTAATACAGAATCTCCCCATCCTAAATTTGTTCTTCTTTTTAAATGACTTGTAGTAATCCCATCAAGTACTTTACATCTTGAGGCGTGTATCTTAAGTATCGAAGTATCAGCAGAATTTTTAAATGATGTAATAGTGTAAAACTCAGGTAAAGCGAAATTGGGGCTTAAAAAATCTCTGTTAAGATCAGCCTCTTGCCAAGATATTTGACTTTTATCGAACACTCTAAAGCTAATTATCTTATTTATCCTAGTATCAGAAACAGGCTCTTTTAAGTCTAGTCCATCATCTAAAAAAGCCACTATGATTGAGCCTCCGTATAATCTACTAAAATAACATGCTTCTTTAATTACTTTTGGTAAAGCTAACTTTTTAAATGCATCTTTTACTTTATCGTTACCACATACTAAGAAATTATTGCGCAAGGCATCATCTACAAAAGAGTTAACAATCCTTTTAGCAAGACCGTTACCGTAATACATCTCGCTTAAATCCGAATAAGAGAGATATGTAGAGCCTTTAATTCTTGTGTTTCCTACCCTTCCGCTTAATAACCCAAGACCCGTGGAGGAATTGATCCAGTTGTCGCTTCTAAAAACCGAAGTGATTTTATTTCCTAATTGTTGTAATGTTTTCATCTTCTAAACCCTATACTTGCTAAACCAGCCATATCCCATTTACTATAATCGATAGACTTGTTTTTCATTGTTTGTTCTTCTGCGTAACGCAGGGCATCTATTCCGTCATCATTAGCTTTTTCAATATCTCGCAATATATTACCCTTTCTGTCTGTTTTAAAAGAATATCTGTCAAAGTTGTCGATAAGCCTTTCACAACGAGGATGAATATATATCATCTTGTAAGACTTTAAATGTTCTATTCCATCTTCAACAGAACCTGGTCCTTTCTCAACTCCTTTAGCATCAAGTGATTGTCTGATACTATCAACATACTTACGATTGATTGCTGATATGGTCTCTGGTCTTGAAGAATCCACCCAAATAGTATGATGCTCTACTTGCGGTAAATGTTTGATAAGAAAATCAGGTATTAAATCGGTATCAAGTCCTGTTTCTACCATTTCATGCGTTACATATAAACTACCATCATGTACATATTCACGTACACCAAAAGTAGGGTGTGCTGGAGTAAATCCTAAGTCGAGACCAAACTTTAGCTCAACGTTATCATGCTCCACGTAAGTTTTTTCATCTAAAACATCCCAATAAGTACCTCTTTTGAAGATTTTGATTTGAGAATTAGAGATACAATGACCCTCATATACATGTAAATACTCTTCATAGTCACGCTCTTTTAAAGCTTCTAACTCATCGTAAAATTCTTGTGGCAACGGAAATGGATTGTCTAGGTACGAGACTTTTTTTACAAATGTGTTCTTTCTATTATTGTTTGTAATAAACTCATCGTAAACAATATCTGTTTTAAAATCAGGATTGAATGTAACAATAATCTGACATCCTTTATTTCTAGTTGCCGTAGGAGGTAAAATATTCCAACTCCTTTTAGAAATACTAGACGCCTCATCCACCCATATAATTTTTAAGTTAGGAATACCTTTGATAGCATCAGGGTCTTTCCATAAACCACGAAAAATAATTTTAACGCCAGTAACTTTATTAGTTATCCCTTGTTTTGTAATGCTAAAGAATTTCGATACTCCTAGGTCTCTAATTTGCATATCTATAACTGAATATACACTAGCTAACAAAGAAGATTGTATCTCTCTTGCACATAAGAAATAACAATTAGAGTTAGAGCGGTCAAAACTCTGCGATATCAAATAATCGGCAATAGAGAAAGATTTTGCACCGCCTCTACCACCATATCCTACTATGAAAGCATAATGTCTTTCATAAATAGGATAAATCCATTCGGGCATTTGGATATCAAGTTCATGCTCGTTTGTTAACATTTCATCTCGTTTTCATTGCGCTTTATGCTATGTGTAATTTTTATGCTACTTAGTCCTGCGTTAGCTTCTGGATCAAGGCCTTTCAATGTCCTAATCTCGTTCATTGCTTCATCATGCGTAAGCTCTACAAACTGTGGCAATGCTTCTATAACTGAATCCCCCCTATTCTTACCTTTCTCGATCTCAACTAAGATAGTCGGTTCAAACGCTCTTTTAGGAATAAAGTCCTTAACATATAATTGATAAGCCCATGATTCACCCATTAGCATCTTTTCTCGAATTTCATTATATACAGCGCATGCATCATTAGCCGCTAACTTCTGTATCTCCATGAATTTCTTTTTGTATTCGCTAACTGTTCCTTTAGGTCTCCCCTTGGGATTAGCGACACTACCTTTTTGAAAAAGATGGCTTTTTGTTTTTGTCATAGATTTATCAATTAATATCTATTATTAATAGTTATTTATATATTATTTATCTAATATTATAACATAAAAGACTTATTAATAAAATAACACACACCATCATTACAAGCATCATTGCACTCCATACTGAATTAACACGCTTAAAACATCATCTCTACCATCCCCTGTTGCTCCTATCCCAGCTGCTTGCGTTATAAGATCTATGTTACTATCGGGCATAAAACCGTTCCCTAGTAATTTTGCTAAGTTAACTGAATTTCCAGCTGCTACGTATGCGGCTAATAGCTGGTTTATCATTGCTTGTATCGTCATTTTATTTTACCTGTTTTTGTTCTATCTTTTTCAAATCCTTTTATATCTTCATCTGTAAAATCACGTTTGTATAAAGGCATGGTTAGGGGAATCATTCTAACTCGTTTGCATTTAGCAATAGAATTCATAGATTCCCAATACTCTCTAAAGAATTTCTCAGGGTCTCGATCAATCCACTCTATATAATAATTAAGTATACGTTCAAAATCATTTTCAAGTTCTTTTAAAAATAAACTACGCAATTCTAATATTCTTTCTTTTTTCATAATGTTAGCCTCAAATTCGTATGATTTTTTACTATTTCTGTTTTTCATAATTTAGCTCATTTTCTAAAATTATCCAGTCGTTTGCTAATACTTCTTCATCAGAAAATGACTCACCCCACCATGCTTCACCGTTATGTACCTCAACATCATATAATTCTTAAGAGCTGTTAAAGCCTGCTCAAATGTAAATAGCTCTACTGATTTTTCGTATACTTCCCAATCCTGGTCTAACACTTCGCATAAAGACAATTCATGTTCCTCATCTCTTTCATCTCTTATTATATCTAAGTGGTTATAAAGATATTGATTTTCACACCAACGCCCCAACCTTACCTTATAACCTTGTTTCATTAATTTTGCAGCTTCTATAATGTTCATTTTATATCTCTAATGCCCCTCTGTATAGCTCTAACAAAGCATCTTCTTCTTCGATTTTACTTTTGTCTTTTTTACGAAGTTTTAGCACTTGTTTTAAGGTCTTAGTGCAAAATCCTTTAGACTTAGCCTCGGCATAACTATCTTTTATTATTTCTAGATGATCGCTCTTTTCTTGTTCTAATCTCTCTAACTTTTCGATAGTATTTTTTAGATCGCTAGTATTAATTATGTCTGTCATCGCTTTTAACTCGTTTGAATTTATTGTTATTTCCATTATATTTTACCTAATTATTTTTCTCTTCAAAATGGCACTTCATCGTTAAAAACTTCAGCAGTATTTTGATTAGCTATCGCTCCTTTGTAGTCAATTTTGTGCTTGCCGTTTTTAACATCCATATATTCCTCGTACTTAGGATGACCAGGTGTGATAATCGTCTTAATCTCATTTTTAGGATCTTTGCCTTTATCGTTAATTGTTATCTCGGCTACTACTTCAAGGTCGTTAAGATCACCAAAGTCTTTAATACTTCTCACTGCTACCGCTTGCGGTGATTTATCCTTAGGATCTAAATTATTTGCAGAGTTTAGAATAGCTTTGATAGTACTTCTACCAATATCTGCATATTTTTCAGAATTATCACTATGTAAGCCGATGTTACTCCAAACTTTCCTATTGTCATATTCACCTCCGATAACGATAAATTCACAAGCAAGATATACGCTATCGCTAGACTTACTTTTTGTTGCATAACCATCATCCCATACTTCCGTAACATAACCTCCTCTTTTTACGATTATTCTTACTTTTGCTATAGTTTTATGCGGTATTAGTGCGTAAGACATTTGATCCTCTGCATCGTTAAAATTAGTCCATTTTTGATTTTTCATGTTAATTTCTCCTTATTGTTAAATTTTTAATTACGCTACAAGCCCAATAGCTCGTAACTCCCTTTTTGCATTAAATTCAAAAGATAAAACAATTGATGCTTGGCCTTTTGATAAACAGCCATACTTTTTTGGTAAGTATTTAAGTTGCTTTTCTGTAGCAGGTTGCTCTTGCATCTCAACATTTTTTTGAATTCTGAATAAGCCTTCGTTTCGTTTCATAAATAAATTACCGATATTAATTGCCTTCTTGAAGTTATCACCTCTGTAAATAATATCCGTTTCTATATCTTCTTTACTATTTTTACCCACGCTAAGTATCCATTCATTGTCTTTTTTAGTTAAAAAACACCAAAAGCTAAAAATAGAAGAATAGAAACTATGTTCATTTATTTTAACCCATGGAAGTTCTGATTTTTTGAACATATCGATAAGTAGAACATCAACCTTACGTGCATCTTCTTCAATTTCTGCTTCATGTCGATAACCGCAAAAAGGACATTCCACAGTACGTAAAGGAATTTCTTTATCGCACGCTTTGCAATTTTTCTTTTTTCCCTCTTTTTTTAGTTTTTTAGTTTTTTCGATTTCTAAATCTACGTCTTGCTCTAACGAACCATGCAGAATTGTTGAGATACCAAAATCTAGTACTATGCAATCTTGCTTGATAATTTCTGGACAAATTGCAGGGTCAATAGTCCTAAGCCCTCTACCTATCATTTGAATCATTGTTGATTTGTAAGATGATTGACGCAGTAATACCACGCAAGATATAGGCGGATAGTCCCAACCTTCAGTTAGAATTGCTACGTTTATCAATACTTGGATTTCACCGCAAGTAAGTTGATTTAATACAAATTCTCTCGTTTCTTTTGTAAGCTCGCTAGTAACCAGATCAGCTCTTATTCCACGCCCTCTAAAAGCTACCATAACATGCTCGGCATGCTTTATAGTCGAACAAAACACCACTGTCTTTCTATCACATGCTTTTTCTTGCCAATTCCTTATAACTTCGTCAACAATAACAGGTTGATCTAAAATATCGGCTACTTCGCTTTCGTTATAATCTCCAGTATTTTTCCTTTTTAAAGCCATTAATTTTTCTTGAGCAACATCTACCGAATAAGTAATCGGCCTAACTAGATGACCGCTATCGATTAGCTCGCTTAAGAAAATCTGATCACTGCAATTGGTAAAAACTTTTCCTAAGCTACTCTTATCGCCTCGCTGTGGTGTTGCGGTTACCCCAAATATTTTAACATTAGGATTAACTTCCTGTGTTTTCTTGATAATTTTTTGATAGCTTTCAGCGGTTGCGTGATGGGTTTCATCTATCACTAACAAGTCTAGGTGGGGAATTGTTTTTAATGGCTTTTTATTCGAAAGCGTTTGTACCATCGCAAATACTACCTGCCCGTCCCAGCTTTTTATCTCGGCATTAAATATCGAGGTTGTGAGGCAAGAATTAATCTTAGCGAATTTGTCGATATTTTGCTCTGTTAGTTCCTTACGATGAGCTAGCACACATGCTTTAAAATTTGGTATCTGTTTTTCAAGTTCACCGATTACAGCTGATAGCATAATAGTTTTGCCTGCTCCAGTAGGAGCAATGCCGAGCGTATTACCCTTAGACATTAACGCTACTACACTTCTATCAACAAATTCCTTTTGACGTTCACGTAGTAAGATCATCTTTTTCCCTTTAATTCCTTAATTAAATCGTCTAAATCATTTGTAGCATTTTCCTTCCACTGACGATCTTTTAGAATTTTTTCCTTAGTCAAAACTGTCGGTTTTTTGTCTTCAGCAATATAACCACTTGCAGTAATTTTTTCGTGGAATTCAAGCATTAGTCCAGTTTCAACAACAGCATCTTCTAGCTCTTGTAGATACCCTGAAGAAAACATCTCATCGAGTAAAAAAGAATGGCCTTCAATGATTACTTTTCCAGGTATTTCAATAACCTTTAGCGTTGGATTATTTAGTATCTGACGGACTTTTAGATCTCCTACATTCGCTTTAAAACTAAGCCACTGCGAGTTATTTTGCGAAGGAGTTTCCAAAACCTCACTCCTTGCCAAACCGCTTTGACTTATCACAGGCTCGTTGCTAACGTAAGGGCTATCTTGTGCGGCTAGGATCTTAACCTCTTCGCCATAAACCGATTTGATGCACTTTCGTATTTTAGCCTTTTCAATGTCGTTGAAAGATACTCCTAGACCAAGCTTTATACCGACTTTGTCAGGCTCTAATTCTTCAAACTTGCAGTTATCTTGTATTTCATTAGCAGTTGCTCCAAAGGCATCGAAGATAGCCTTTGAGAGCAACATTTTCCTAGTTTCCTTATCAGGGATTAGGCTCGGTTTTTCTTGTTTCATAGCTGGTATTTCCTCTTGTGTTATTGGTGGTTCAGGTTCGTTTAGGACTTTGCTCATCAACTGAGCAAAACTTGACATTCCTGTGTTTTCATCGGTTCGGTGTATACGCTCAAGGTGTATGGATTTTTCTTCTGATGCAGTTAGGAGTTTTGGTTTGTGTGAGTGATCACAATCTGTGACTGGTTGGCTTGGTTTGGTAGTAACAACTTGCGAATGCTCCGCAAGGATAGCATTCGAGCAAGTTGTGTGATTTAGCTCTGTGGCTTTTTCTTTTTTATATATTTTTTCTTTTTTAGAAGTAAGCTCTCTAGCGTAGCTAGAGCTTACTTCTTCTATTGGGTTTTCTTTATTACTTATATATGAGGTAGAAATTTTTTTCGACTCGGGTAGAAATTTTTTTCCATCCGAAACGACATTTTTTTCCACCTGATTCGTATAAAAAGCTACAGGATTTTTTGCTCTTTCATATCCATCTTCAGTTAATTTTACCACATATCCATATGTTCTTCTTTCACCATGAAAATTAATACAGTTATGATAAGTGGAATCCAGAATGTCGTTTATTTGTGCTAATAAGTTTGCGTTTTGTTTGCTTGATTTAACCTCAGTAAGTTGTGAGAGGAATTTATGATCCACAAATATCTCTTTATGAGAACTCCTCAAGATCATTTCAAGTAGGTTTATTAATAAGTTTCTAACCTTTAATGGAATATTTTTTGTACGATCGGTAGCTCTTAATATACACTGCAAATCTCTTTGAATATTATCGGTTATTCTTTTTTTTCTATTAGTCTTTTTATCGATATAATACAACCGAGATGATTTTGGTTTATTAAACTGTAAAACAGCTGCTTTCATGCTCTACCTCCTAATTGATTTTTGACCAGTTGTTGCAGTTGTTCTTTTGTAGGAGCTGATAGCAACTTATTTATTGACTTGGTTAATGAGGCAATGAAAACATCGCTATCTTTCTGACAAAAAGAGTTTTCTGTCAGCTTGCATAAACTAGCAGTCAAAAGTAGGATTGTGGCCTTAGCTTCTTGGTTAGTAAAGTATGCAAACGCAGGCTCTTCTTCTTTTGTAGTATTTGCGCAGAGTAAAAAGCCCATTTGTTCTTGTTCAAAATAATTCTTAGCTCTCTTAAATGCCTTTTGTATTTCTTTTTTATTAAAACTCATGCTTCACCTCCTAAAATTAAATCAAGTAACATTTCTAAATCCTCGTTTGGAATACTTTTTCTTTTGTCTACTAATCTCTTCATCTTCGAGGCTATAACTAAGATCACTAGCTCCTTATCTGTTGTCATTATTTAAACCTCTTTTTTTTGTGTTAATTTTTTTTAAATTCATCACTCTATATCTTCACCTATATCAACAATATTAATGTTTAAATGACGCAAATTAGCATTCCCATTCGCTTCATCTATACGTATTAGCTTGTGTACTAAGCATTCAGCTGATATTCGAAACAAACAAGTATCTCCCTGATTGTCATCGACCATTGACCTAATAAATCTAGCTAGTGTCATCACCTGTTCCATTAGGTCTTTTTCTAATTCGATCAGTGTTTTGTTAGTCATTTAAACCTCTTCATCTATATTCATTACTAATTCAGCCAAAGTCCTAGAGTCCCTTACGAAAATATCTTGGTTAGTTTCTCCAGCTTCAATCATTCTCAGTATCCTTTTGGCTATCTTCTGTAAGTCAGTCATTGGTCTTACCTTCTTGCTTTAGAAAATCCATATAGTCGACTAAATCCTTGACCTTTTCCCAGACCGTATCCTCAAGAGCGACGTTCCTGCCTGTATTTTTTTCGAGAAGAGATAATGCGATACGAGGATTTATTTTTATATTACTCACAGCTCCATACAACCCCATCACCAATGATTGAATGGTATAGCCAGTTTCTCCTGCGTTTGAGCTAGCGTGCATACTCCCATCTTTAGATGTACCTAAAATAACCACATCTCTAAAATCGTTTTCTTTCAAAATACGTTTTGCCATTTTTGCTAAGTCAGTCATTAGATTTCTCCATATTGATTATTGTAAAATGCTTCTATTGCCAGGATGCTATGAATTTTGCTTAAGCAATAACCTCTCTCGGTTTTTTTGACTCTAGCTTTAAAACAAAGATAATCTCCTTCCTCTGGTTTAAGAGACTCTAGGGCTTTTGAGTTCAAGCATTCTGGCTTTAAATCTTGCCAAGCGTGGTCGATATAAATAGTTTGATTGATATTGCGAACGTCACTAAATCTGACCCTGTTAGTTGGTTCAAAACGTTCGTAAGTTTGTACTTCAATTACATCAAACTTCGCAAAAAACGTCATATTCTCTTCGGTTTCTGCTTTAGAGTAGATTTTTAGATTCAAGGGATGTTTTATGCCTTTAATTGTTGGTCTGGTAACGGAAGGAGTATAACTAATAATATCTCCAGCATTTAGCTCCTTTAAGAAGTATGAGGTCTCGTCATCGTAACTAATCCTGTCAGTCTTGAGTGTTATGATATTTTCTAAGTCGTGTATGTCTTTAAACAACGCCACCTTGAATGCTGTACCTTTTATGTACCACGTCTCTGTTTTGATGTAGGTGGCTAGGAATTCGGTTTGTTTGAATTTGATATTAGATATGTTTAGAAGATTTATAGATATGCGTAAATAATTTTCAGACTCATTTTGAATCTTTATTATTATGCCATATTTAGCTAATTCCTCAGTAATTTTCTGTGCATTTCTTTTGTTGCAAGAAAATAATATCTGAAGCTCTTGGTTAGATGTGTGTATTATTTCTGAGCAGTTGTAGAAATAGAGTAATTTTAGTAATGCTTGTTGCGCTTTTTTGCTAAGTATCGGGTATTTATCTTGAAGATAAGTATATAGGATATCTGCTAGTAATTTATTAGAAGGATCTTTAATTATTAAATTCATTATTATTACCAATTGAAAAGAAAGGATATATTGTAACTTGTTTTGAACTAATAAAACAGATGTCTTAAAATGAGCAAAAAAAGACACCCCTTTTTCGTTGACAATTGGGTATAGATGGTTATATAATGAAGGTAACATTAAGTGTGTACTTATCTCTCTTAACGCTTTGTTGTTAACTTTTGATAAGAAAAAAGGTGGTGGTGAGGATTTATCTTTATCTTTATCTTTGAACATTATCTTAATTGTCTACAAGTCTGTATTTAGAAAAATCGGCCAGTCAAAGCATTCATTTTCTAAATAGTTAAAAAATTTATAAGAGAGCCACTGTTAATTCGGTGGCTTTTTTATTCCTAACTAATCGCACCATTACAAGTTAGTCACTTCACGATTAAAAGAACAAGTCTTTTATTAATAAACCTAAAATAGGAGTAAGAACAGCTATAACAAGAAAGCTGATCCACTTCAAATTAGTATTAATGCTATTGAATCCAGAATCAAGTTTAGATTCTAGCTTATCTATTTTAGACTCAAGCCTACTTTCTACACCATCAATTTTAGACTCAAGCTTAGTTATGCTCGACTCAAGCCTACTTTCTACACCATCAATTTTAGATTCGAGTTTAAGTTCAACTAACTGAAGCTCAGATTTAAGTAAAGCAACATCACTCTTAGTAGCTAACTCTTTATTTTGCTCATTTATTGCTTCAGCAATAGATTCTGCTTGGTCTTCGGTAAAGCCAAATTTTATAAACTTTTTTACAGTTGAGTGTTCGTTTAAAAGTGCCATATTTTTACTTATTTATTTTTTTATGTTCTTTATAAAGGTGAATAACATCTTTAACACCTAGGTTTTGTTCTTTTATTTGAGGTGTTATTTTTTGTATGAAATTAGAAAATTCTTTGACTTCTGTCTCAAATAACTTTTCTTTTTTGTCAATATCGCTGCTATCCAACAAAGGGCTATCCTCATTTAAAGCTAGAATAAAACCGCCTATTAGTATAAATGCTTGCATACCTTTTTTATCTTCTAGCATTTCTTTAATACTTTTATTACTATCAATAGCTCTGCTTAATGTAAAAAATAAACTTTCTACTTCTGAATCAATCCATACTTGGATGGGTTTACAATTTTTTAATATGGGTGATTGTATTAACATTCCATTCCCCATACAATGCATTGTATATTTTTGACCCTTTGTTAATTCAGCTAATATAGATTTATATTCTTCTCCAAAATGGGCTTGTACAGTATAAAACATTTCATTTGTTGACAAGGAAAGATAATAATTATTACCTATACTGCGATCAATAGAAGAAATAGTACCAGTAAGTATTATTTCTTTATCTCTATATAAATTATCTGCTTTAATTTCATTTGAATGATAATCATTAAAAAGCTTACTTGCTTTAACTTTAACTATATTCCGATCTTTAATAATGTCTCGATACAAAGTACCTGCATCTTTGTAGTTTATGTATTTATTGATATCTTCATTAAGAAGTAAGTGCATGAATTTGCTTTGTTTATCTGTAAAACGTAATCTTGAATTATTCTGCTTATTATCGACTATTTCCTCGTTACCAATCGTTGGTGCTACATAAATTTGTAGCTGGTTTTTATCCCTTAACACATTTATAGTAATGACTATAATAATACAAACCACAGTAGCTGGTAAAACTATATTGACCAAAAATTTCATCACGACTCCAATTAATTATTTTCTCTCAAAGTTAACATTTAGCTCTGCGTAGTTATTTAGCCTCTTACTATCTTATCTATTTTGTTATTAGTTTCCTTTTCTAGTTTTTCTTTTGCGGCATCAATAAACCATTTTCGTTTAGATATAAAATTATCTTTGCAAATTTCTTCTATTTGTTCCAATAGGTCACCTGGCAAATCTAATGAAAGTCTTTTTGGTTTAAGCTTAATACTCATAAGTCAATACACGAATATATTTAGTTAATAATTAGTCTAAATAGTATAATGAACAAGTCTAACGTAAAAGTCAACTTATAATGATAAACGATGTGCAAATAATTTTTATAAGCAGGTAAAATATTAGAAATGTACTAATACAGTTATAGTCACGCGTCTTGCATATATATGTTAAAACATATATATGCATAACCATCTAAGCTCATTGTATATATAAAAATCCTCTTGGATCAAGGCTATCACTAGCTTTTTTTATAAATATATGCTACACTATTATATATAACATATATATGCTTATATGTTAAATTAAATATTTAATAATATGATTATATCATTTTTAAATCAAAAAGGCGGTGTAGGCAAAACTACACTATCAATTAATGTAGCTACTGCTTTAGCTTTAAAGAAGCATAAAGTACTTTTAATAGATGCGGATCCACAAAATAGCTCTCTTGATTGGGCTTCAATTAGAAGAAAGGAGGGAATATTTACTGTAGTTAGCATTACAAAACCAATAATTCATAAGGAAATTAAGAAATTAAGCAAGGATTATGATCATATAATTATAGATGGACCACCTCGTATTTATGATGTAGCTAAATCAGCAATTGTTTCCAGCGATCTTGTTATAATGCCTGTGCAACCATCTCCTTACGACATATGGGCAGCTAGCGAAGTTGTAAGCTTAATAAAAGAAGTTTCGGAACCTTTAGAAGGAATAAAAGATATAAAGTGCGCTTTTTTAATTAATAGAAAGATAGTTAATACGGCGGTAGGTAGAGATGTAGCGCAGGCCTTAGAGCATTACGGTATGGATGTTTTAGAAAGTCATATTTGCCAAAGAGTTTCTTATGTAGAAACCGCTGCAATAGGTTCAACAGTTATTGAGGACTTTGCTAAAGATGCCTTAGCTTCAAAAGAAATTAGTAATCTAACAGAAGAAATTTTAGAAAAATACAACAGATAAAATTATGACAGGGAAAAAAATTGAATTTTTAAAAAAACCTTCTAAACACAATGCAGAAGATTTTATAGATAGTTGGGTTTCTGGTAAAAGTACACCCACTCCTATTGTAAAAAATTTAAAAAGAACAACTATTTATTTACCAGAAAATCTAAGGCAAGCACTAAAATTATTAGCTCTACAAGAAGACACAACTATGACAGATCTTATAATCACGGCGTTAGAAAAACATCTAGAGCAACATACAAACATATAAACATATATATGCCGCTCTTATTTTTTAGTCATATATTTCTATCTCTAAATCTTGTAAAAAAACACTTAAACATCCAGTAACAAAAATAAGGAAACATAAAAGTAACAGCAATCAATTTTAATTAGTGCTATTTAGAATTTTTAGTTTTTTTATATATAAAAATTTTATACCTTAACTAAATGATACATAACTAATATTAAGTTGAGATTTTATGAAAGAAGGAAAAATTGTTTTTACAGGGCATTTTGGTGAATATTTAGTAATATCAATAGGTTTATCAGTTCTTTCAGCAATATTATTAGTGATTTTATTTTCTTATTTTAGCACTTTAGTAGCTTTATTGATAACACTAGTAATTATATTTCCTTATTTCTCTTATTGGATGTTCGCATACTTCTTTACACGATTAGAAATAGAAATATACGACTCCAAACAAGACTCTTAATCTTATAAGTAGCTCAAGAACTTGCTTTTTGAATTTATGGCTCAAAAGCTAAGTACTTTATGCACACACACATTCAGCAAAACCAAACTTACTTTTCACTGAAAACGATTCACATTTTAAAACAGCTAATAAAATATTCCCTATTGACAATTATTATATTATAATCGTCTTGAAAATATGTAATATAATTATTATCTATAATCTAACTAAGTATAAACATTGTGTCAATACTTTTATTATATAATTAAAAAATAATTCTAGAATATGAAAAAAATAGATAAAGAAACGTTGAGTAAAGCTATTGCTGCTATAGGCATGTATACAGACAATCAAAGCAAGGTGTTATGCGAATTAGTTGATTCTGCTGTAGGTAATATAGTATATACTCCAGTGGTAAAAATAAATCAAAAAACAGGCGTTTCGAGACCAAGTATTTATACAGCATTAAATAAATTTATGATAGATGGAGTGATTCAACAAGATCGACAACAAAAAGGAGTTTTTATAATTAATCAAGAAAAAATAGATTTTATTATAAAATCTTATAAAAAACAAATTTAGATATGAATCTGCTATTTAGAAAAATAGCTACGGATATTCTGGTACTAGCATGTAATAAAAATATTCATTTTATTAGTACCAAATCCAACAAAATTAAAAAGTGCTTTCAACAACAAACTTAATTAATATGTAACTTATTATGCAAACTAAAAAAAAGCTATTATTATTATCGATTATAATAGCTTTAATTCTTGTATGGTTTGTATCTAAAAAATTAGATACTTACTTTGTCTCGTCAAGTTTTAATAAGAAAAATATAACTGAAATTGAATTATCGCCTAATAGTAAATCTACAAAAATAATATTAAATAATCAACAAAATGAGCTTCTAGAGACGTTTATTTATAAAATACTTTCTTCATCTGTAAACGAAAATGCAATAAATGTTAATGCAACTAAACTTTTTGCGGATTATTTCGCAAATGAAATAAAAGCTGATGAGAAGTATAGAGGTCAGTTCTTATTTGTAACTGGTATAATAGAATCAATTAATAGAGGTATTGGTGAGCAATATTATCTTCGTTTAGAAACAAATGAAATGTTTTATTATATTGATGCTTATTTTGATAAAGAATACCGATCTAGTTTAGCTAATTTATACAAAGGGCAGACAATATCGCTCTATTGTCTATGTGAAGGTTTTTTAATTAATAGCCCTGTACTTAAAAATTGTTATTTTGCAGACGATATGATGCAAAAAGTTTTTGATGATGAATTAACGAAACTAAAGGGAAAAATACTAAATTGTTTAGAAAAAAATTTATGGTGTAAAATAGGTGATTTAAAAAAAAATAAAGAAGATATGTTATATTTTTATAGCAGTATTTTTTTAATGACAATTCCTGATGACAATAACTATTTTATTTATAACGAAGATAAGCCGCGATTGAAGATTGATTATGATGAGTTAGAAGCAGAGTTTAATCAAATCTTGGTTTCTTTTAGAGAAAATTTAATAAATAAAAGCATTGATGATATGACTCTTGAGGAATATATCCAACTTATTAAAGAAGAAAGAACAAAATTACTGAGATTGAAAAAGTAATTACGAGTTATGTTGATATTTTTATTAGAAAAGTATTGACACTTTATTTCACCCATAGTAAACTCACCTCATAACTTAATTTTATGAGGTAATACTATGAGTATTCAAAAACAAATACCAATAATAGCAAATAATTACATAACTAACTTAGCTGATTTCGGCGAAGAAAATAACAACTCAAAAGCTTTATATCCTTTGGCATTAGAGGCTATTTGTGATACAATAGGTTCATGTAACTACGAATTAAAAAACATGAACGAAACTGCTTTAAGTTGGGAGTTCCAAAGTGCGGTTAAAGCACAAGGACTTATCAATAGCTGGTATAAAATAAATAACACTTATCAATCCCCAGCGGATAACTTCTTGAACGCTGTAGAAAGAAAAAACTTTGCTGAAATTCAAAGGTTACTAGATTTAGGTATTGATGTTGACATTAGATATGAGCATGAAGATACACCTTTGATGTTCGCTGCTGGTTCTGGTCGTCTTGAAGCTACTAAGTTCCTATTAGAGCATGGTGCTAATGTAAACGCTAGGAACGACTGGGATCATACGCCTTTATTGCTTGCAGCTAATAACGGACATACTGAAATTGTCAGACTGCTATTAGCTTATAATGCGGACATAACGGCTCAAGATAAAGACGGCGATACAGCACTCGCTTCTGCCTATCGTGAAAATCATAGGGCGATAGTTAAGTTACTAATAAACCCTACTCAAGCAATCCAAATGCAAAGGAATATGGATAGTGCGAGAGAGGCGATGCTTATTATGTCTCAAAGGGTTTACGATACTATGCTAGGGTCAGAAGGAAGCGAGGAGTTGCTTAAACTTGCTGAGAAGTACAATATTCCTTATGACGCAAATTATACCAACTGGCTTAAGCTAATGAATGACGTAGAAACCTACGAGGAACTACTGGCAGAAGCTGGCGAGTATAATATAGATTGGGATTTGAGTGAGTATGATCCAGTAGCTCTGCAACAGGAGATTGAGTATTGCAAACACTCTGCTAGAAATGAAACTTATGATCTGTACCGAGATTATTTCGATTCGAGACTATAACGGCACAGACCAAGTGAAAAACAACTATGGGATTAATTGTTTTTCGTATCATAAATTTATTATTTAAGGCGTAAATATGACAGAGCTAAATATAACAGAAGAAAGAAAAAGACCAAGAGAAATCTTTACTGCTCAGTTTGATAGGTATGATTTCGAAAGGAGATTTAAAAGAATATATTTTAACAACGTAAGAAATGATAAGGGAGTGCTGATAAAGGAGCGTTTCTGGCTCAGCAAGCGTAAAGGCAAGGAATATGATTTAATAGGCAATCTCATTGTTGGAGAAGTTATCACTTTCAGTGCTAAAATTGAAATGAGAGCTGGTTATGAAGATGGTTTCAAACTAGTTTGTCCTATTGTTTTATCGGAAAAGAAATGAGGAGTTATGAGCAAGAAATATAATTTTATAGTAACTAGCCAAATAAGGGAGTCCTACCTTCCTAATATGGAAGAGAAGATAAATATTTTAGTTTCGGAAGAAGAATTAAAATCGGTAAACTTTTTCTTTTTGTTGAAATTGCAGAAGGGTGTAAGAGGTCTAGAAATTAAAGATATCATTGTTTTAAGAGCTGGGGTTTCTTGGCAAGATATGGAAACAATAGCTTATCTTAGGGGCAAATTTAATTTTGCTGACGAAAGAGCGACTAATCAAGCTTTGCTAGAATTAAAAAAGAACTTAAACAAAGAGAAGTATTGTATAGATGAATTTCATACTTCTTGGCATGAGGTACATATACAGTTTGTTAAATGGTTTACTAATGAGTTTAGTCGCTATTTAGATAATCAAATAAAAGGTCATGAAATTTTGTTAAATATGAAGACAAGGTCTGAATAGCAGGGATAAAAAAGATTTATGAAAAGAACGATATTAAATATAAAAGACAAAGAAAAGGTGGCTAGTATGTATGAGTCTGGTATGAGTCAAAAACAAATAGCAAAAGTCTTTGGCGTATCGGCTGGATATATTTCGATATTTATAAAAAAATACAACATTAAAGATTCAAGCATAGCTGAACAACAAATGGTAATAAAAAATGGAAAATAGAGCAGAATGGTTAAGAGAGAGAAAAACTTACTTGGGTGGTTCTGATATGGCAGCTATTTGTGGTGTACCTAGTTTTAAGAAAACCGCCCTTGATGTGTATTTTTCTAAAGTAAATCCAGAGATTACCGAGTTAACTAAAGATGATCATAATTATGAAGCTGCTTATTGGGGAGCAAAACTAGAAGAAAATATAGCAGAAAGATATGCAGAAGAACATAATGTAGAAGTAACAACAGAGCCTAACTTAATTCGTCATCCTAAATATCCATTTATGGCTGGCAATATAGATCGGTGGGTAGGTAATCGTGAATATATCTTAGAATGTAAAACAGCTCATTTTATGAAATCCAAAGACTGGGGCGAAGAGGGGACAGACCAACTCCCAGAAAGTTATTTAATCCAGTCGGCTTGGTATGCAAGTATTTGTGATGTGCCAAAAGTAGATATTGCTGTTCTGATTGGTGGACAGGATTTTAGAATTTATACGTATGAGAGAAACAAGGAGTTTGAGGATAAGCTAATTAAGATAGCCTGTAACTTCTGGTATAACCACGTTGAGAAGCGAATACCGCCAAAATGTACTAGTTTAGCCGATACGTTTAATTTGTTTCCTGTTGGTAATCATAAGGAACTAACTGCTAGCGAAACTATTACTCAAAAAATATACGAGCTATTATGCAGGACTACGATATACTACTTGATAATAACGGATGCGTAGTTGCTACTTGGAAGAATACAGCTCCTAGATCGTCCTTTGATACTAAAAGGCTAAAACAGGAGCATAAGGATATCTACCAGCAATATGTGCAGGAGAAAGAAGGATCAAGAATGTTTTTAATTAAATAAGGCAGAAGGCAATTATGACGTTAACTAAAATAAGAAAAAGTAGAGCAACTAAAATAGATATTTTGGTAAGCAAAAACCTAAGAGCCAAAAGGTTAGAGCTTGGTATTAGCCAAGCATCTTTAGCAAACTTTGCAGGCGTTAGTACTCAGCAAATACAAAAATATGAAAAAAATACAAATAGAATTTCTAGCGGTAGGTTATTTGATTTCGCCCAGTACTTGAAAGTTCCAATAACTTACTTTTTTGAACAAAATAATTAAGTGAGATAACTAAAATGATCAAAAGTTATAAAGTAGAAAAAGAAGCTGGTTATTATAAAGTTAATCAATATGACGAGCAAGGGATGTTATTTAGGTGTAGTTCTATAAACTCTAAACTTGTTCAAAATAGTGATAGCGATTATAGAACAGAAGTGTGTAGAGCGATAGATTATGTAATTAATTATGGAGAATTAACGCTATGAATTTTATAGAAGCTGTCAAATTATTGCTTGAGGGCAAAAAAATTAGGTTAAGTCGTTGGCGTGAAGGAAAGTATTATAAAAAATATCCCTATGGCGATGACACAGTATTAGATGAGTCAAGAGTACAATGTGTCATAACTTTTTCTGATATGTTAGCTGACGATTGGGAAATATACCGAGAAGAACCTAAACTACACACTTTTGAGCAGGCTTTAACAGCTCTTAAGAATGGTAAAAAGATAAGAAGGCAATCATCTATTTCTGAGTATCATCTTGATAAAGCGTCTAGTAGAATCATTGAGATATATGATGTTGAGGTACATAACGGTGAAGCATGGTGGGGTGAGTCATTTTCTGATGAAGAAGTATTAGCAAACGACTGGATAATACAAAGCCTATAAATTTGCCTGTATTATGGCTAAATCAGATATTGTTCCTTCCCACTATAGAGGAAGACCTGAAAATGCTTTTATCGCTGTACAAACAGCTTATAGAATGAATTTAGATCCTATGATGATAATGCAAAACACGTTTGTTGTTAGCGGTAAGCTAGGAATGAATAGTAGTTTTGCAATATCGCTGGCAAATAGCAGTGGTTTGTTTGAGGGTGGTATTAGATATAGGATAGAAGGCTCTGACAATTAGAGGCTACGGCAGAAAATTGGACTAAGAACCCTAAATATAGAACTTTGCCAGAATTAATGCTTAGATACAGAGCGGCCACCCTACTTATTAGAACACATGCACCTGAAGTTTTAAACGGTATGCACATGGTTGAAGAAATAGAAGATGTCCAAGCCTCTGTTCGTGACGTAACCCCGAAAGCTCAAACTTTGAGTGCTAAATTAGATGAATTAATCAACGATCAAGTTCAGGAGGTTAAAGAGGTGGTTATACCAGTTGAAAAGGCAAATCCTGAAAAACTACAAGAACTTACAGAATTAGTGGTTACTCATAACATTTCAGATGATATTATTAGCAAATGGTGTTCTAAAGCCGGTGTTTCTTCGATTAATGAACTAGATAATAGTAAGATAGAGTCTTGTATTAACCATATCAACTCGCAATATTCATACTCGGATAAAATAGAGGTGGCATGAATAAGAATTGTATTACCACAAAAACAGAACTAATTATATATATAGAGTCTAATTTTCCAGAGAGTGGCTTAAGAGTAGAACTTTCTAAAAAATTTAACTTGTATAACTGGTTGGCAATAACGGTAATTAGCTCTTGTATTAGTTTTACTATGTTGGGATTATTTTTTGAAATAATGGGTAGAATTATTGATCTTAAGCAATCTTTAGGTTTTTATAGCACGAGTTTTTCAATTTTATTATACGGAATAATGACGGGAGTAATAATCAAGCTCCTTGAATTTTATTATTGTTACCAAATTAAGTGAATGTAGGTGTAAAAAAATGATAACTGGATTAATAATTATAGGTACAATGTTTACAATATTATGCGTTTGTGCCATATATGAATATGTAAGCCATAAAAAATATTGCAAAGAACGTGATAAAAACATTAAATTAGTGCAATTAGTATTGCATAAAATAGAGGCAGCATGAACAGGAAGTACAATTTTGAGTTAATTATTAGAGAAACAAACTTGATAACAGAACGAAGCAACTTGTTATCAAGGAATGCCAAAAGAGTTAAAACTCACGAATTTGTAATGCACTCTGCTAAGAAATACGTAAAAGATGGCTATATTTATACTAACACAATTGAGGGTTACTTTGGTTTATTCAACCGTGGAATGAGAGGTATTTATCAGCAGTGCAAATCTCAGCATTTAAAACGTTATTTGTGTGAATTTGACTTTAGATATAACAGAAGGGAATTGAATGACGTAAGTAGAGCAGTTGAAATTGTTGCAAATGCTTTTGGTAAAAGATTGACTTATAAGGAAAGTTTAGCGGTTGCGGTATGAATAAAATCAATATTGCAACAGTTTTTAGTGGAATAGGAAGTATAGAACATGCACTACAACGTTTAGACATTGAACATAATATTGTCTTTGCTTGCGATATTGATAAATACTGCAAGCAGACGTATTTTGCAAATTTTAAAATAAATGAAAATCAATGGTATAACGACATAAAAACAATTGACGGCAAAGAATACAATGGAAATGTAGATTTATTCGTTGGAGGAAGTCCTTGTCAGTCATTTTCAATGGTTGGAAAAAGAAAAGGTCTTGATGATGACAGAGGAAATTTATTTTTTGAATTTGCACGGTTGGTTGATGAAATCAAGCCAAAGATTTTTATATTTGAAAATGTAAAAGGTTTGCTCTCGCACAATAGCGGAAAAACTTGGGAAATTATTGAGAATCGTATAAAAAAACTTGGTTATAAATATTACAAACAAGTTTTAAATGCACGAGACTATGGCATACCACAAAATCGTGAAAGGCTTTTTGTTGTTGGATTTTTAAAGAAGCAAAATTTTGATTTTCCGAAGCCAATACCACTTGAAATCACGATGCAAGATTTACTTATTGACAATCCCGATGTAAAGTATTTTCTACCTGAAAAGGGTATAAAATTTGTAAGTAACGAAAAAAATCTAAACAAGAAATATACTCAAATTGACGGCAAGATTGCATTGTGTCAAAAGAGGAATCAGCAATTTAATTGGCATGGTGATTTTGTAATGGATAAATACTTTTTATCCGAAAAAGTGAAAAAATATGTTTTATCAAGTGGAACTGGAGATTTTTATTCAAAACCTGAAACAGACTTAGAAGTGGCAAGACCGCTTCTTTCAACAATGGCAAAAATGCACAGGGCAGGAGTTGATAATTATATTACAAGGGGAGATAGATTGCGAAAGCTGACACCTAGAGAATGTTTGCGATTAATGGGTTTTAGTGATAATTTTAAAATAGTTGTAAGCGATACACAAGCATACAAACAAGCTGGCAATACTATTGTTGTTGATGTATTAGTGAATATATTGAAATCTATTTATGCTAAATGAAATCACCCTCTTAGGGCAAAAATACATCAACATTGATACAATAGACAGTATTGCTATACCTGATTGTTTTGTTAAAAGAAATAAACTCGGTAGTGGAAATGGAGAAGCAAAACTGTATGTTGGCTCAAGAAAAAACATGGAAAGCCAATCGTTTTTTAGCAAGTCTACAATGAGTGGGTTTTTGCTCAAAAGAGACTTACTTGAATATTTGCAAGATGCAAAATTTGAATATGAAAATCAAGAACAAGCATATCGTAATAGTATTGCAGATTTTTGGCTTGAAAATAAAAAAACAATTGAAGCCAAAAAAGATGATTTCTTATTTTTTAAGTTTAATGAGTCAAAAGCTGGCGGAGCCGCAAGATTTTATATTACGTCTACTCCCAGAGACATTTTTTACAACGAATTCCGTCAAATTGCACTGCCAGAAATTACTTATATTTCAATTCTAAAACTCAAAAATATCGAAAACAAAGAAGTTTTTTACTTTAAACCCTACTTGAATTACTTTTTTGATTCAAGACACCATAGCGCAATTATAGCGGAAAAGGAAAAAGAAATTGAGCTAGATACAAGCATCCAAGAAGACGAAAAGAAAGACATTATTTATGCTCGCAAAGGGCAAGGAAAGTATCGTGCAAATCTTATTGATGAAATGAGTGAATGCTTGATTACAAGAGTAAATGATGAAAGAATGTTAATTGCAAGCCATATTAAACCATGGGCAGTTTGTGAAAACGACGATGAGCGTGTTGATCACCGCAATGGGCTTCTTTTGACGCCGACTTACGATAGACTTTTTGATCAAGGTTTTATAGCATTTTCAAATAATGGTCAAATATCGGTTTCACCTTATTTATCACCATTAAATACAAAAAGGCTGAGTCTTATTCCTGATAAACAATACAAATTACAAGAACACAAAAAGCGTTCCGATTATTTAGAATATCATAGACAAAATATTTTTAAAAAAGGTTGATATATGAAAAAATAAACCAAAAGACAAAAAGAATACAAAGAAAAAATCAAAACAAAAGCCTCAAAAGATCAACTTGTAGAATTTCAAGAATATTTTGAAGCAAAATGTTATACTTGACAATTAACTACATTACACGAAAATGGACTATGCCCGTCAGAGATTGGGGTGTAGCTATGGCGCATTTTTCCATCCCACAGATTAGTTTAAACGTACCTAATAATATTCCTTCTTTAAATTATAGTATGATTCAAAATCTAGGTGACTTGACAGTGAGTAATTGCATAGATTATTGGCAAAGCTTAACTAACAACCAAAGAGGAGTGCTTGAAAAGCATATAAAAGTTAAGATAAATAATTTTAATTTTATTCACATACCAAAACCACCTAACTCCGCTTTGATTACTGATAAATTTTATTTTTTCTCAAAATAATTCTTCAAAAATAAAACCATTAATGATATAATAATAAACTTGTGAGAGATAAAAATCTTCATTAAAAAATTTATCTTTCGGCAAGTGTAAGTACAAGAAAAATTATTATTTTATGGCTATTGGCAGAATACTTAACTCGGGACATTTTATTACTGAATTCCTTTTTAAAAAACAGTTAGAATGGGAGCATCCAGGAGAATGGGATAATGTTAAATATCCAACCGGGGATAGTTTATTTGATGCTCGTTTTTTAGGTTACCACAGTACTTCAGATTTGACCCGTGATGGTGCTAGTATATATCAAAATTGTGTTGGTTGGGCTTTTGGTATAAATGAATGTATTAACCCAGCAGTATCTGGTGGTAAGGTAAGAATAAAATCCCAACAAGATGATGTTATAGCATGGATAAAATATATGTGTATCCATAATAATACCAGCGCATCGCCTTCTGCAAATGAGATAATTAAAGAAGAGAATTCATTTAAAGTATACTCTGCCCGAATTGATGACGCTGATGATATGATTAAAAAAGGTACATTGCAATATATACCGAACGGTAACCAGTATGAAGATTATGATCCAAAAGAAAATGATGTAGTTGTTTATTGCGGTGAAGATTCTGAAGGTGAACAATCATATGTTCAGCATGTTTCATTATATTTTGATATTAATAGCGTTTATGGGGATCCGCAGGGAAGAAAAAAAGGGGAGCAAGGATATGCCTCTTCTTTTAAATGGACATCAAAAATGGGCGATAGTGGTTTAATTCAACATGAATTAGCTATGCTTGAAAAAACATATATTAAGTCTACTGCTAAATACCTATTAAAAAGTAGAATAAATTTTTTGGATATGAATTACGGAAAAGTAGAATTTCTTATAACTAGTGCTTAATATTTGTTGACTAATATTTTGATTTTAGTATCCTGTAAGGGATAGGTTAGAGTTGTATATGGTTCGTAAAAAATGAAAAAAAATAATCTGTTTTTAAAAGCAAAAGAAAAGTTGTATAAAAGTTCGCTTATTTACGATCATCCAAATGATTTTCTAATATATTATAATCAGACAGATTATATTGATTTAAAGCCATACTTAAAAGAATTTATCATTGTAGAGGAAAAGCTCTCAGCTGTTGATGCGAGCATTAGACCTTATAGAGTAGAAGGATTTTATCCATTAGTAGCAAATCTAAAAAATATATCTAATGATTCTAGCAATGGCATACAGAAACAATTACTATCACTATTGTTTAATTGTGATCATTATCAACAATCTTTTCTAGGAGCGTTATATACGATGGTATGTAACGAATGGATGAAAACCTTACCAGAGTATGATGTTAATGTTTTTTGCCAACCATGTGCAACAAATGAAACTGAGCATGAATTTTATGTAAGAAATGTTGCTGATATCGTATATAATCATATGAATGTCCAGCAACAAGAAGTTCAAATAATGGGTCATACTCATGTTCAGGAACAAGAACAACAAATACATCCTCAACATGAGGACTTTTGAGTAGTTTTTAGTTACTCAAACCTCATTCAACTGCCTACACCCTATACTCGAATATAGTTTTAAAGTGGCAACCATAATAATTACTTCTAACCCTTGAATTTAAGCCAAAAAATTGTATAATAAGGCTTAATTTTCAGAGAAAAATTATGAAAGAAATCATAATAAAAATACTCACCAGTAAATACTCTCTATTAGCCATAATAATAGTAATGGGTGTCTTTTCTACCTATTTACTTGGTGATGACAATCCGATAGAGGAGCTTTCGGAAGAAATAATAAAAGAAGAAACTGGACTCGACATTGATTTAACTCCTAATTCAAAAAGGAAAAAATAATATGAAACTAAAAGTCTTACATATCATTATAACAATTACCTGCTGGTATTCAATTATGTGGAATATAGGCAGACATTCCGTACATCCTTACCATGGCAACGTTGAGCTTGCATCTATGAAGTGTCATCCTTGGGATAGTTGCAGGTAATTATGAAACAAAAAATAGAAGAGCCAACTTTAGATCCAAAACTCGTAAATTGGTCATATCAGATTAGTTACGGCTATTTTAATTTCCGCAAGACTCAGGAAAGAGAGAATCCTACTATTATTGATAATAGTGAACAAAATATTAGTCTGAACGTACCTTATCAAGATGAGAAAGTTACTGTTGTATATAGCTCTGCGTATACTGAATCAGAATATTTAAAGAAAAATGACTTATGGTTTAATATTGATTTATCTTCATTTTGGAATTCCAGCTCTTATAGTAATAATCAATTAGAACAACAAGAAGGAAAACTCTCTCAAATAAAAGAAGAAGATAGTGATGAGGAGGAAAAAAAGAATAGTAATGAGATTATTATACATAGTAAAGTATTAGAATCTACAGATAACTTACTTCATTATAGTACTAATGTTAATAAGTCAGATCAACTTAATTCCATGCAAATTGCTAATGTAACTACCACTCATAAACACAATCATTGCGCCAAGAAAGTATTAAAAATAGCAGGTAGCGGTTTGATTGGCGTAGGCGGTGGATTAGCAATGATGCCGATTATCAATGATAATATATGGAATTTAGAAGAATTTGGCATTCATGTACACGAAGAAAAAGCATTCTTTATCGCATCAACAATTAATACTTTATTGCTTGTATCTTTATGTAATTCTCTAGGTATGTACAAACATTTAGCACATAAAAAACAATTAAAAAATGATGTGCATAATGATTTCTACACAGAGCTAGAACCTCGTCTCAGTACATTAGACAAAATAAAAAAGGTAGGTTATGAAGGGTTAAAATTAATAACAATAACCGCTGCCCTGCAACCTGTATTAATGCTTTGGGATATTGAGTTAAAAGATAAATCTTTTAGTGAAGATACTAATGCTTTTGATGAATTTACGGCTTGGGCAACTTTTACTACCGCACCATTACTTTTATATAAAGCAATTGAAAATTATAGCAATTTTACTAAAACTATTGAGAGCAGTAAAACTAAACATATTGAATTAGATAGTTTGGGTTCAAAGCTATTTGTATATGGCCTTACAGCTTTAAGTGCTATAGGAAGAGGAATAGCTCTAACTACTATTTATAAAGATTTACTCAAAGATATAGGTGTTGAAGAAGATAATGCAATAATAACTTCCGTTATACTTGGAGGCATTGTTGCAAATGGAATTCAAGGAATATTAGAATATAGCCATATACAGTCTTTATTTGAGAAAAACATTAATCATTTATCAATAAGAGACATAGCTAAAGGTATCTTTTCTGCAATTGAAGGCGGTTGGTTTGCCCTACCTACTATCGCAGTTGGGTTGAATGCAATAGAGAATATGAATGTTTTATTGAAGATGGCGATATTTTTACCAACGTTCTTGTCAAGGACAACGTTTGAATCTAATAATATTTATGAGAGCTTTAGTAATTCCCATCATAATCAAGAATTTTTACCCACGTCTCAAATACACGTTCAAGATTCGATTCATGAACTATTAGGAGATCAACAAGTAGATTATAGTTTGTTAGATTAATAGGATCTGGGTTCTGTCCATTTAAATCTCCTTTATTATGATTTGATATAATTGTTCAACGTAGTAAGAAAAAAAAGCAACTACTGCATAACCAATATTTTTAATGTTGCTGAGTAGAAAATTAAGCATTTAAACCTCTGTAACTGTAATTGTAGCAAAATCGTTTGTTTTTATTTGGTCATTTAATACTAAATCAAGCAGGGCAAGACTGTCAGCCTCGTTATGATCGACTGGCAAGAAACCTTTTTTTTTCACAGCATCTATTACTTGTTCTTTAGACGCATTACCTTTACCACTAATATGTTTCTTAATTGTTCCAACGGATATTCCTTGGTAAGGTATACCATGATGTTCACACCAAGCTGTTAGATGAGCTAAGAACCCTCCGTATTTATGAGCCGCATCAACTCCTTTGTGCGCCCTAACTTCTTCGAAATAAACAGCATCAAGATTAGTAGTAGAATTTTTTAATTCGGTAAGCCATTGTTTAAAACGCAAAAACACCATTCCTCCGCCTTCAAATCTTTTATTGTGAAAACTAACTACACCAGAAATAATAACACCTGATTGATCTCTTATTGCAAAGCCGGTAATAGTACCAAGATCTAATGCTAGAATTGTTTTAAACGATTGTTTTAAGGTCATTAATCATGCTCCTTAATAAAATCAAACAATTTCTTACCTTCTTCTATAACGTCATCTAAGCGTCTGGTAGGATTTTTATTTAGTATAAGTTCAATAGTTTTAAACATTAAATTTCTATCTGATATGTCTGGTTTTTCGAGTATCAGATTTAGACATTGTAGTATTAATTCTTGATTTGATGCTTTTGTTTTTTCTTCGTCTAAGTTACTCATGATCACCGCTCCATAATAGAAATTCTGCTTGTCGTCTTTTAACTAAGCCTGTTAATATCTTGCCACCAACTCTAACAACACCGTTTTCTTTACTAAAAAACTCCTCGGCAGCTCTTGTATAATCGCTATTATTCAAACATTTTAACCCTAAGCTCCTGAGGAAATTACCGCCTCCCCAATTATATACCAAACTTACCAACGCATCGTATTGACCTTGGGTCAATGGTACAGTTACTCCCTTTGCAATAGTAGTCTCGGTAATTTTAAGGTCATTCCCGATAATTCTATCTGCATCCTTTTCGGTGATTGGGCTATTAAAGCGTTCACGAGGTGATATAGCGTGACCATACCCAATTGTTAGTTTACCAGCTGGACAAAGGTAAGGCTTTGCTTGGAAACCTTCGTATTTCTTAATGAATTCAAGTCCTTTTTGTGATATATTCATGTAGACTTTTAAATGGATTATTTATGTTGTTTATTATACAGTTTTTTCAAACTAATTTAAAGCCTTTAATGCTAGGAATCATAAGCTTTATAGGAATATATTTATTTAAAAAAAACAAGGATTTAGAAGCTAAAAACTTAATTGCCGAAAATAGGCTTAATGAAACAAAAAAGGTGATAGATGTTCAGAACAAAATTATCGAAATTACGAAAGATACCAAGCCTACTGATTTTGATGGTAATCTTGAGCGGATGCGCAAAAACGGCTTGTAGCTATACTGCTCTGTATAATTTGCCAGAAATGCCTATAGCAGGCGTGAAAGTAGCTGACGAACTAGCTCAAGTTTGCAATAATGAAAAATGCCCTAATACCAATAAGTGGTTAAATGACCTTTATCTCTTTAAACAGCAGTACACTCTCTATAGGCACGCATTAAATAATAGAGACACATAGACCATAAATTATCTTACTGTAACTAAATACGTTGTTTAATGTCAGTATACTTGTATAAAATACCTCTTTCCCCAAATTTTAGCTGCACGAGAGAATAGTTATAAAATTGACTAGACGCTTTTATTGTTTAGAATAGATAAAGAATATGAACTAAATAGGAATATGGAAAATTTAAGTCTAAGACAATTAAAGGAAAGATACAATTGTACAGCTCTTAACGAAGTAGCTGATACTTATCCCGTTCCAGTCGGCACAATTTGTTCTATTTTGGGTATAGAGGCGTCTTATTACCAAATGAATGACGATGAAAGCGGCAATATATTTTTAGAAAATGGTAAGTACTTTATACAAGTCAATACATCACATGCTCCAACAAGAAAACGATTTACTGTAGCTCATGAATTAGGACATTATTATCATCATAAAGACTTTTTGGACAAAGAGGGAAAAATTTTAGAACGTAATAATTACTTGTTAGACCAAAAAGAAGTAGAAGCTAATGCTTTTGCTGCTGAGCTGTTAATGCCTAAAACATATTTTGTAAAAAAATACAATGAATTAAGGCAAATAAAAAAGCTTGCGGAGTATTTTTTTGTCTCTGAGATAGCGATTAATGTTAGATTAATTAATTTAGGTTTAGCAATTGAATAGCTATGGAAAATGAATTTGACAAAAATACTATGGAGGAACAGAAAAACTCAATAAGAAGAAATGCAAGGATCAGTGGATTAAATCATACTAAAGATTTGATATCCATTGCTTATTCCATATTGTGTCTGCTATTTTTGATAGTTATTATATCTTCTTCTATATACCGTATTATTTTTGATGGAGTAATATGCTGGTTACATAAAATAATTGTTGTGCTGAATGTTTTAGATACGCAAACTGTAATATTTATTTTATCTTTATCGTTTATTGCGCTATTTGCAAATATTATAAAATCTTACTTCAAGAAAGATTAGTGATTCATCTATTATTTTATTAATGAGTAGAGTTGTTAATACCCTAGATACTAAATCGAAGCATCATCGCCGCTTTCGATAACATCATTTTTGTCTTCTTTTAAAGAGCCTAAAAGATTAACTCCTCCAGCTAACATTGAACCTATAGCTATGAAAGTTAAAGCTATTTCATGTACGTGATCAGTTTCTAGTTTTGACAACACATGAGCCAAATACCCAATAATGAAAAAAAGGAAAACTATAGTAAACTTAATGAATCTCATACGCCATATATATACTTGGTGTTGGGAGTTTCAAAACGTACTAGAGGTACGCCCGTCAACTTCATGCAAGCACTGTTGTATATTAACGGACTCCCAACATAAATAGTATTTTATATGGGCTTAAAATAGAGACCTCTAGTTACAGTGTTTTGAAGCACTTTTGTATTGCTATTGTACCAAAGCCAACAGCTCAAGTCAACTGGAGACTGTTATATTAGGTATTAACCTCCTTGTATGTCCTGAGAACCAGTTACTCTATAAAACATCCCATTACTTTCACCTGTATTTGGTGCATAATTTGATTTTGCTTTCGAATTATATTGATCTACTTTTGAAAATGAAGTGCCTATATTGATATTTGTTGCAGCAGAAGTTCCGTTAGAGGATAAGTCGCAATTGTTTATAGTAACAGTTGAACCTGCGTCAATATATAAGGCTCTCGTCTGATACGATTTAATAACACAAGCATCTAATAACACTTTTGCACTACTGGTGATATGCATAACTTCTGTACCGCCCTCGATAACACAATTTTTAAACTCCAAGTCAGAATTACCGACTGTAAACAATCTACGAGGGGTAAAATCAGTGTTTTTAAAAGTTACATTGTTTAATCTCCAAGATGACTGACTGGATAAGTGAATAAAAGTTACGTTGCTAGGGAAGTTTTTACAAGTAACTATAGTATTTTCTGCTATATTAAAACATTCAGAAGCACCCTCTACACCAATATAATTGCTGCTTGTACTATATGTTATCAAATCAAAATTAATAATATTATTATCACCTCTTAAAGTTATCCAACCTAGTTTCCTATTTGAAATTATCAATGCGCTTGTTTTTGTGAGAGTATCTTTAATTAACAGCGTAACTTGTCTACCTCCTCCATCTTTACCAAACTCCTTAGTTAAATTCGTCACGGCTTCAGCTAAATTTTTAAACTTTTCATTTGCGCCAACGTTAAACTGAAAAATATTTTGTGGAGGAATATAAGGCTCATCTGGATTATCAATACTTGGAACAATAGGAATTGTAACAGTCGGATCATTGGTTTGGAAATTATCTCTTATAAATCCGCCTTGCGCAGTTTTATATATTGCTCGGACAATTTGATTAGCGTAAAGCGGTAAACTAATAAAATCTTCTAGATCTGGTTCAAAAATAGTCTTTGTCCCAGGTATACCGTCTATATGTATTAGAGTAACTCCCTTGGTATTCTCGGGAGTAATGAAAGAGATAGCCATTCCATCGTAATAAGATTGTTTTGGGATACCGATAGAAGAAACTAAATTTAGGATAGTAAATTGGTTGCTAGGATCTATTGTTGTTAATATTACGTTATATTCATTTGAATAAATATTAGCTACAGAGCGAAGATCGTTAATCCGATGAAATTTATCAGTAATAAATACTCCCTCTACATAATCATTTATACCTAAAATTACTGTTGAGGTAGTTTGATACTGGACAAAATCTTTAGCCGTCAAACTACCTACTTTTATTTTGACATTCCCGGTACTTGTAATAGGCGAGACAAAGGATATTTTCATGCCGACAAAGTAACGAGGTATCCTGGCATTATTGGCAGGTGTTAAAATTATTGTATTAGCATTAAGTGGATCTACTATTGCTACAAAACCATCTATTGCGGGATTACCGATACTTTCGACAAGGTCAGTATAGTTAATCTTCTTATCCGTACCGCTAGTTGTTTTTCTGACGAATAACAGATCTCCTTCTGAAATCTTATTAGTGCTTTCTAATTCAGTAATTTGTTTTCCTGCCATGCTATGATACCACGTTGCCAGTTGTTATATTTTTCCATACCACGGCGTTACTATACGCAAGTATTCCTCCGCCAGAATCACTTACAAATACTATTTGAGCAATATTATCAACAGCTGGCGGTAATGTAGCAATAGTATAAATCTTAGGACGATTTAGATGATAATCATGATACTCCAAGACCTGATTAGTTTGACGAGCTAGCCAATTAAAATGTTGCCTAGGAGGTACTTCGTTTAAATCCCAGCCTAAATCTTTTTTTTGTTCAGACGGCTCATAAACATTAAGCTCATGATTAGTGGGGTTTTCTATTTCTAAACTGGCCCATCTCGGGAATATCGGTTTTACTGGTTCAGGCATAATTGATGACCTCTGCTAAAGTTCCGCCGCCAACTACGGCTTTTGATGTTAATATAAACTCTCCAAATCCAAAACTCCCAATAGAGAAAGATATTGTATCTGCTTCTGTTAATACTTCCGAGATTTCAGCAATCTCATTAGCCTCAAGCTTTTCTGCTGGAGGTAAATCTACAATAAAATTCACTAATTCGCTGGTAGATTCACTGAATCTAAATAGATTGTCCCCGCTACTAGCTGTGACAATAAATTCACCCACGCCCATTGGTTTTACCCCGTTTATTAAACTTCTTATATTCAATAAACCAAGGTCTATTGCTGGGGGAACAAGTTTGCTAGCTTGTATGAACAAACAAAAATTAGCGGGATATGTCTCACTATATTCTATTTTCCTTGGGGCATAGAGTATTCTAATTGCCGAAATGATATCCTCAGGAGTGCCGCCGCCGTTATTGATCAAGGCTCTTATCAAAATGGCAGTGCGGTAATCATTATCGTTTTTAAAATTACGAGAGTCCCCAACAATACTGCCCATCAGGTCTAATGTGTAACCAAATGCGCTTGAGATAAATCTCTTTAACTCTAAATCTAAAAAAGTGTCTTCCACTCGTTGCAGTTGAGTTATCAGAGCTTTGGTCAAAGATGATAGAACAACACTCTCTTTATATTGCTCTAAATCATAGCTCTTGATTGCTTGTAAATGATTTTCAGGTTCTGGTAGTGGCTCGGTGTTCACACTAATACCTCAATCGTGATTTTATTAATATCAGTTGTTACTATTTGAGACGGCAAGACTATTATGTTTTCAGCTACAAGAGCAGGTATATCGGTCTCTATAAGAGTTCCCCCTATTGTTATGCTTGCATTAGTAATACCATCCACAGCATAAACCCCTGCAAAGAGAGATTGGTATATTACTGGCTCACCTAGTCCAACCTTTAATATTTGATTGACGATATTTTGCTTTATAGCAGGAATAGAATCAGGAATAAAATCACTGTTTTTTGTAATTATTACTTTAGCAAAGACATAGACTTTTATTGACCTAGAAAAATATACAATTTGGTTATTACCTTCTGAATCAAGTATAGTTATTTCTGTATTTCCATAAGTTTTTATGCCAGCTGGTTTTGCAAGCCAGATCATCTTAGCAACATCCAAGTCTGCTCCGCCTAAGACTAGTGCTTCAAAACTTTTGGGAGGTAGCCCATTTACATCAATCGCATCTGTAACATTCTCAAGTATTTTTACCGAAGTTACACCTGTTATATTGAGTAGTCTAGCTCTCATAGCTTCCACAGTTCCACTGCCAGAGAATTTTATTGATTTTATTCTTCTGGCTCTTAGCTCAATATCAGTCTCTAAATCACGACCAGTTAAACCAGCAACTCGATTACTAACCGATATCCAACCAGCTATAGGTGTCTGAATAATAGTTACACTTTTCTCAGGAACAGCTATTGCTCCTGTTTCTTTTGCAATTAAGTCCACATTAGTGGTACAGCTATTAATTTCTATCTCTTCTGTAGCAAAACAAGCAAATAAAGACAAGTAATTAACTGAAGTTACGTTAAGTATAGACTCTGCCCTAGTCACGCTCAGGCTAGTATTTACGACAATTAATAACTTCAAGCCTTCTGCAATATCCACAGTAGTTTCTAAAAGCTGCTTTTCATAGGTATATTCGATATTATTTATTATTATTTTATATTCAGGAAGCGTATTATCTATCACCTCAAGTACTATAGAATTGCATTGCTCGTTATTAACTGTAATAGTGTAGTTAATCGCACTTACTTGAGCTGTAACGGTTGAATAAGTAGCTGATAGTCTCTTTATACCATTATAATCAGCTATGCCGTCTAAACTGTACCCAGTTGCCGTATTTGGATAGCTTGCATTATATAATTCCTCGCCTTTTAAATCAATTTTAGCGACTTCTATTAAAAAGGTATTTATTAAAACAGAAAATACAGAAGGAGGAGTTAGATTAATGCTCCCAAGTGAAGCTGTCAAAGCCTCCTCTACTTCCTTAACCATAATATCAAAGGGCTTAGTCTTATATCCTTCTGGCGTTAATCCGTATTGTTTGCTCATAATTCAATATTTATCTCATTACTTAAATCATCAATAATAGTTAGTTTAATGCTAAGAGT